TGGAAAGCGACTGTGATATGCTTCGGGATATAGTGAACAACCAGCTCATTCCGCGAATGGTGCGCCACGGGTTCCCTGTCAAAGGGCTGCGCTTTGATTGGGACTACTCCATTGACTACACTCCCGAACAGCAGAAAGCCTACGAAGAAATGGTACTGCAGCACTACAAGGTGAAGCCACAGTACTTTGAGGAAAAATACGGCATTCCGTGCGAGGAGAAGGAACCGAAGGAAGAGCCGGACCCGGCAGATCCGAAAAAGAAGAAAGACGACAAACAGGCTGGAACGCTATCCCGTTTTTTCGACTGAGCCCCGAGGATTATTCGGGGCTGCATCTACGCTACAGTTCATTGCTTGGCAATCATACCCTCCAACTCTCAAAAGAGGACGAGGCAAAATTGATGCGTGACAAGCTTACAGAGATGTTCGACCGCATGATGAAAGCCCTGTTCCGGGAGCAGGGGGCAAACCTTGAAATCAACATACTGGCTTCAGAAGAGGCGCAGGACTTTATAGAGACGCACGCCTCCGTCCTGGACTCTTCATTCCGGCAGGTGGAGATGTCCGAGGCCATGCGAGGGCGCCTGCAGAGGTCGGATTATATATTCTCAGGCCTAAAGACGTTCCATGAACTGAACGAAGCCTTCCCCTCCCTGCTGGATGAGAACGGCAATCGAAAAACGTTCGAACGCTTTTTGAACGATGTCCGGAAGATAGACGAAACCTATAATCGGGGCTACCTCCGGGCAGAGTACAACTTTGTGCAGGCTTCGGCGACTATGGCCGCCAAGTGGGAACGGTTCGCAGAAGACGGGGACCGCTACAACCTCCAGTACCGGACGGCCGGGGATGGCAAGGTTCGCCCGGAACATGCCGAACTGCATGGGGTAACACGACCTATGGCAGACCCCTTTTGGGAAGAGTATTTCCCGCCAAATGGATGGAACTGCAGGTGCACCGTAGTCCAGGTACGAAAATCCAAATATCCGGAAACGCCCTACGATGAGGCAATGGCATTGGGCGAGTCAGCCCTTCAAAGGGACACCAAAGGCATCTTCCGGTTCAACCCGGGAAAAGAACAGAAGACCATGCCGGATTACAACCCATACACCATCAAAAGGTGCAGGGATTGTGATATGGCCAAAGGGAAACTTAAACTGGCCTTCGTTCCGGACAACGAGCTGTGCGCCGCCTGCAAAATACTGCAAAAATGCGCCGGAGACCGGGAAAAGTCCGCACGAGCTATCGAACGTATCCATTATCTGCATGAAATGGAGCCTCTACTTCAAAAGAAAGTGGAAAAGAACATAAATGGCAAGGACTTGAATATCGGCTTTACCAAAGAGGGCAACAAGCACTTGTTCTCCGACACATTCGGACGGACACGCATCGTTTCCAAGGAGGACTTGAAGAACCTGGATTCACACCTTGAACGTGCCGAATATGTGGATGATTCCGCATTGACTCACCCAAGGACGGACAATGTGGAACACTTCTTCTACTTCAAAGTTAAAATCAATGGAAAATGGGTAAGGCTTAATGTTGCCAAAGAAGTAACAAGAAGGGATAACGGTTATATTCGCATAAAATACTTTTTATACTCAGTAAATGATATAATAGTAGAATAAAAAAAACAAAAGCACCAAGGGCGACACTTTGGACTAAAACGCCTGCTCGTCATTCCCTCAATGCTTCTGTGTTTGCAAATATACAAAACATTTTTTAATCCAATTGCTTATGAACAAGATTCTTTCATTTTTGAAACAAAGTAACCGCTACAAACACCTGGTAGGCGGTTTTATCGTGGGGCTGCCAGCCCTGACACCGTACGCGGCCTTATACGCAGCCGCCATCGCAGCCTCCTCGCTGGAGCTCAAAGACAAGCTCCGGGGCGGTCGTTGGGACTGGACGGACTGGACACTCACCGTGACCGGAGGAGCAATCGCCGCATTGATTTTCCTCGTTATCTAACAAGGGGACTGGCTTTTATCCGTACCTTTGCACCCCGGTGGAGCTTCCTGATAGTCCGTGTGGTCTATCGCGGGTACAACAATGCGAATGCGAATGGCGGCGTGTCGAATGCGAATGCGAATAACGATGCATCGAACTCGAACACGAATGTCGGCTCCCGTCTGGAAATCTAACAATCGGCGTACAACACCGGGGACGTGTCCCCTACCGTGGTGCCGAGGGAAGCAAGCCACAGCAAAAGCGCACAGGTGCGGAAAGCTGAAAAATCACGCGTCGGGTGGAGTTTGGTAGGCTCAAGTCAGCTCGAAGAAGTCAGACCCGGGGAAAGGAAGGCCCTTATCTTCCGTTTGTAAAACAATCAAAAAAAACGATGCTATAATGCACAGGCAAGGATATATAGTGGAAGAGATTGCCGATTATTCCAATATGGCGGAATCGTTCAACCAGGTCCTCCGTGGCTCCAAACGAAAAAAAAGCCGCCAGGGACGTTACCTGCTTGCGCACAGGGAAGAGGTGCTTCAGGAACTTACCGGAAAAATCAAGACGGGTACATTCACCGTCAAGGATTACCGGGAGAGGGAAATCGTGGAGGGTGGAAAAATGCGACGTATCCAGATACTCACCATGAAGGACCGCATCGCCGTCCACGCAATCATGGCCGTAGTGGACAGGCACCTGAAGAAACGGTTCATCCGTACCACCTCAGCCAGCATCAAGAACCGCGGCATGCACGACCTCATGGAGTACATACGCCGCGACATGAAAGAAGACCCGGAAGGAACACGCTACTGCTACAAATTCGACATCTCCAAGTTCTATGAGAGCGTGGGGCAGGATTTCGTAATGTATTGTGTCCGGAGGGTATTCAAGGACAAGAAACTCATCGCCATGCTTGACAACTTCGTAAGGCTCATGCCGCAAGGAATCAGCATCGGGCTGAGGTCGTCGCAAGGGTTGGGCAACCTGCTCCTGTCTGTTTTTTTAGACCATTATTTAAAGGACAAGTACGGCGTCCGCCATTTCTACCGCTATTGCGATGACGGCGTGGTACTCGGTGACGCGAAATCAGAATTGTGGAAGATTCGTGATGCCGTCCACTTCCAGGTCACACAAATCGGGCTTACCGTAAAGCCTAATGAACGTGTATTCCCGGTGGACGAGGGCATAGACTTCTTGGGATATGTCATATACCCCGACCATGTGCGCCTACGCAAGCGCATCAAACAGAAGTTCGCCCGAAAAATGCACGAGGTCAAATCGAGGAAAAGAAGGCGTGAACTGGTCGCTTCCTTCTATGGGATGGCCAAGCACGCCGACTGCAATATGTTGTTTAATAAATTAACAGGCAAAAAAATGAGATCATTTAAAGACTTGAACGTTTCCTACAAGCCGGAAGACGGCAAGAAACGTTTTCCCGGCTCCGTGGTAAGCATCCGGGAATTAGTGAACTTACCCATCATCGTGAAGGACTTCGAGACCGGCATCCGCACCGAACAAGGCGAGGACCGCTGTATCGTAGCCATCGAGATGAATGGCGAGGCCAAGAAGTTCTTCACCAACTCGGAAGAGATGAAGAACATCCTCGCGCAAGTGAGTGAAATGCCGGACGGATTTCCGTTTGAGACCATCATTCGGACGGAAACTTTCGGCAAAGGTAGAACCAAGTATGTATTCAGCTGATGAAAAAAGTGGAAGGAAACATCGGGGTACGGTTGCTTGAATGCATAAACCCCATTAAAAACAAATGGCGTGTCCGATGGGACGTGCAGCCGGGAGAGAACGGATCGGCCACCTACATGGAAGAGGAGTTCGACCATCGACCCACCGAAGACGAGATACGCTCCACGGTCATAACATGGCACAACCGGGAAACCGACAAGGATATCCTATCAGGTTTCACCTACGAGAATGTCCCGGTATGGTTGTCAAGCGAGAACCAGTTCAACTACAAGGCAGCCTACGACCTTGCCGTGCAAACAGCAGGGGCGACTCTTCCGGTCGTGTTCAAATTCGGGACGGACACCGAACCGGTCTATCGCGAGTTTGCTACACTGGAAGACCTGACAGACTTCTATACGAAAGCCATGCAGCATATCCAAAACACGCTGGCCGACGGATGGAAAAAGAAAGATGTATTTGATTTGTCGCTATATGCGGTAGATTAAAAAAAGCCTTCGGGGGTAAGGCTGTAAAAAAAGCCCCCGGCCTGTTAAAACAGTCGTCTCACTTACTATTAAACACAACGCACCCAAATGGAGCGCGGCCGGGGGCAATGCCCTCATGCCACCCCATTTGGGTGTTTTCGTTGTTGTTTAATAAGTGAGACAGTGCAAAAGTACTAATTTTTGTTGAATATGAAAGTAATTGAGATACTGAAATTGAATAAAGGAATGCTGAAAACATGCCGGAAAGTGGGAATCCGGATGGAAGACGTACAGTATATCGAACTATACAATGACTACAACAGGCTGTTGGACGAAGGCGAAAAGGTTTCCTACATCGTGGCAGTACTGGCCGAACGTTATAATGTTTGCGAGCGAAAGGTATACACGCTCATCAAACGGCTGCAAAGCGACTGTAACCCGTTTGCAGTGTAATGGGACAGCCTCCCCATTGAAGAGGGATAACGGCGCGGTACCTTTGCAGGGTATCAAAACGACACACCATGAACAAGTATTATCAAATCCTGAAAAAGGTACTTGCCGACGGCAAGACACAAAAAGGCAGAAAAGGCGAAAGCCGTTACCTACTGAACGAGACGGTAACGCTGTCCCCTGCGGAACTGCTCGATATTTTCGAGGGACACAATATCGCACGGAAAAAGCTCAGAAGCGAACTGTCGCTCTTCATGAGCGGGGAAAGACAGGTTGAGAAATACCGGGAAGCCGGGATAAACTGGTGGGACTACTGCGGCTCCATCCTCGTGAACTCCTACCCTACCTATTTCGAGAAGCTGCCACCTCTGATTGGCAAAATCAACCGGGAAAAACGAAGCAGCAAGAACTACGTGCTGTTCCTCGGTTCGACCGGCACGGAAAGCAACCAGGCACCATGCCTCAGCCTCGTACAGTTCCAGATCGAACAAGGCGAACTGGTCCTGACGGCCTACCAGCGTAGCTCGGACGCCAACCTCGGATTACCGGCGGACATCTATCACCTGTACCTTATATCCCGGCAAATAGAACTACCCCTGAAATCCATCACAATCAACCTCGGCAACGTGCATATTTACGAGAACAACGTCACACGCACACAAGAACTGCTTGCCGGAAATCCTAACGTAAAATTCGAATTGAACGTATGAAAAAGACGTATCTGTCAGCCCCGCTGCCATTCGTGGGCCAAAAGCGCATGTTCGCACGCAAGTTTATGAAAGTATTGGAACAATATCCGGAAAGCACGGTATTCGTTGACCTTTTCGGCGGTTCCGGCCTGTTATCACACATCACCAAACGATGCAAGCCGGAAGCCACGGTCATATACAACGATTTCGACAATTACCACAAGCGGTTGGAAAACATCCCAAGGACAAACCGGCTGATCGCCGACCTGCGTGCCATGGTAGGGAATTCCGTTCCACGGCACAAGACCATAACCGGAGAACTGCGTGAGCGCATCTTCAGCCGTATCCTCCAGGAGGAGCACGAGACCGGTTACGTGGACTTCATCACCCTGTCCTCCTCTTTGATGTTCTCCATGAAATATAAACTGAACGTACCGGAGATGCGGAAGGAAGCCCTTTATAACAACATCCGGAAAGCGGACTATCCGGAGTGCACGGATTATCTGGAGGGGCTGGAAATCGTCTCCTGCGATTACAAGGAGCTGTTCAACCGGTACAAAGACACGCCGGGCGTGGTGTTCCTGGTGGACCCGCCGTACCTTTCCACCGACGTGGGTACTTACAATATGAGTTGGCGTATGTCGGATTACCTCGACGTGCTGAACGTGCTATCCGGGCATCCGTTCGTCTATTTCACCTCAAACAAATCCTCCATCCTGGAGCTGTGCGAATGGATCGGGAAAAACAAAAACATCGGCAACCCGTTCGAGGGATGTACCCGGATGGAGTTCAACGCCCACATAAACTACAGCTCATCCTACACGGACATGATGCTGTTCAAAAAAGAGGCTGCCTGACGGCGTTTCTTTGCCCCCTGTTGAAATAGAAAGCCTCCGGCGGTAATTTGTCCGCCGGAGGCTTTACTGTCCGAACATGGCCGTTTATCGAAGCCGTTTGAAGGCCACGCACGAATACACCTCGATATTTTCCACGATCTCCTCGTGGTTGTGGTTCGTCTGGCTCTCCACAAGGTCAAATGCCATGAAAGTATCGCCATCCATGCACGAGAGCCGCTCATGTATCAGTTCCGGCAGGTCAAACACCTCCAACGCCTCTTCCTTGAACGGACTGCCCTCGTTGGCTGCACCGGCCCAGTCCGTCACGATATGCAGTTTCACTTCCGGTTCGGCCCGATATTCCACCCCGTCCACAATCGCGTTCCAGCGTATCGGGCAGAACTCCACGAACACGGCAGGGCGTTCCCAATTCTCCTCCTGCTCGATAAACTCCACATTGTGGTTCCACAGGTCGATGTGTTTTATCAAGCCTCCGCCCACCTCCTTCAGCTCCTTGCAGAGCATATTATAAAGTTCCTTTCTCATTTCCGTCTTATGTCAAATTCAACATTGAAATATTCCGTTATATTTTCCTCTATGATTTCACGGACAGCCTTCTCCACTTCGGGAGAAACCCCCAAGAAACGCCTTCGGGGAATCTTGATCATGCTGCCCTCCTTTTTCAAGGCCATGAACTTCCAGAACTCCGCCTCGCCGGTCAGCTGCACGGTACGTTTGTCCTTGCGTTTCTCTCCATTCTTCCTGCGTCCGAAAGAACCGGTCGCCTCGTAGTATTTATGCCAAAAGTAACGCTTCATCTTTTTTGTCACCCTTATCTCCCCGCCGTCATTGTGAATGGCCGCATACGAAAGGTCGGTGTAAAACGTGATGCTGTTCTCCGTGGTCCGGCTGGAAACGCTCCGCCTGAGCCGGCCGGTATCTATCAAAATAGAACCTCCGGGACGTGTCGGGCTTTTACGCCGCTGCCATGCCTCGGAGAAAAAAGCCTGACGCTCAAAATTACGGTCGAACTCATCTGTCATCTCCACCCGGATATCCTGCAGGATCCGGGCGATTATCTTCTGCACGTCCTTGTTCATAGTCATCGTCATTAAAGAGTAAAAGCTGGCGGGTCTCCTCGTCAGCTATCTTCTTGCTCGCATCCGCGCTCGCGTTGAGTATATTGTAGAATGTACGTTCGGTAACGGCATATACAGGATATACGTACCGCCGCCAGATCTCGCGGTTCGGTACACCGCGTTTGGCATATTGGTCGTATATCCTGTTTATCTCCTCCACACGTTTCTCATAACTTACTCCGCGTCGCTTTGCCATCGCTTACTCCTTCTTTGGATTATATGGTTGAATATCCAGTTCCATCTTCGCGCTCACTATCACCCGGCCGCTGCCGCCACACTGGGGACAAGCCTCCTCGGTAATATTCACTTTCTTTTTTCTGAAAATCCGGGAAGGAAGTTCGGTCGTTCTCTGTACGACACCCGTGCCGCGACAAGCACGGCACAAGGCTACTTTGGGGCTCTTCTCTACATTCTGTATCATACTCTTCATTTTTAGGATTCTGTCATACCCAACGGGATGGGCTTCCACATCCCGTTATTGTCTCTTATCTCAGCTCTGATGAACTGCTTGCTCACCTCCGGCTGGTAACTCTCCTCGATGATGCGCACGCCTTCCATGAAACGCTCGTCACCGGTTTCCATCGCTACCTTGCGCAACTGAACGATGCGCGAGGCTTTCAACGTACCTTTGGCATCACGTGCCAACAGGCGGAGAACCATGCTCACCAGCGCCTTGGTCTTTTCGTCCTTGGCGAGGCTTTCGATATACTCCTTCACAATGGCAATTCCGTCCTCCACCGTATCGCGGTAACCGTCTGTCACATACACGCCCAACGTGATACGCTTGCTTCCCTCGCTGTTGGTGAATGTGTGACTGCGCTGATCGTCCTTTGCTTTCGTCTTGAACAGGTCGGACTTCATTTCAAGGATGGTCTTGAAATTCTCCATCACCGTCCGCTTGCTCTCCTTGATGCGCTCGCTGATACCCAGCAACACCGGAATAGAGCGTTCGATCTCCTCGTCCACCATCTGCTTATACATCTCGCGGTCGGCTCTCGCCTTCTCTTCCGCGACTTTCTTGGCTTTCGCCTGACGGAAGGCATCAAACTCCGCCTTCTCGGTTTCCGTCATTACGACGGTCTGGTTCTTCTCTTCCATAATTCAAATCGTTTTTGTTGTTAATCCATCAATTCTCATACTCCTCACCATAATCTGACGTTTCCAACTCGCTTTCCAACAGGGCTTCCTCATATTTCTCATAAGACCACTCGTTCAGCCTGTTGAAAAACTCTTCCCGATCATCCCGGTCCATTTCCGGGAACACGTCAAGTATCTGGTTCTTGACATTCTCAAGCAGTTCATTAAATCTCTTATCCATATCCGTCAATTTTTAGGGGCTTTGGTGTCTATGAGCATATAGGTCACCGCCGCCGGTTGTTTTACTTCCTCTTTCTTTTTTTCCTTGAGCCCGCCCTTGCGCCGGATAGAGCGCAGCTTTACAGCCAGTTGTTCCAGTTCGTCCGAAGAGATTTGACTGAACGCCTTTCCCGCAATCCGGGGATTCCGGCAGAAGTCATTGACACGCGCCCAGTCCGAAGTGTCGATTCCCATTTTTTGCATGAGTCTCAAACACACGCTGCGCCAATATTTAAGTTCCTCCTGCATCTTCTGACGACGCTCGTCCACACCGGCCAATTTCTCCAATCCCTCACAACAGGTCTTATATTCAAGCCTCGTCATTTCACGAAGACTGTCTGTCCGGTTCCATGTATACTGCAACACGATGGACTTCTTGAACTCTTCCCGGTCTCCGTTGAACGGCAGCTTGTTGAACAAAGCGTAAAACCGGGCGAAATTGGTTACTTCCTGTGCCATATCATCCTTTCACTTTTTTCTCCACCGAAAGGATAGCCAGACTTATCATCATAAGTTTTACAGACTGACTGTCCTCCTCAAGCAAATCAATATCCGCAACCACAGGCTCACCGCTCATGGCATTCCATACTTGCTCTACCTCTTCCGTCTTCTTTTGGTTCATCAAAAAGAGATACGCATCATACTCGGAACGATCAAACTCAAATACGACCTGAACTTTCTGTTTTTCTTCCATAGTTCCTATCATTTATTGTTTTCTTTCTTCGTTACTTCATATCCTTTTTCTTTAAGATACGTTGCCACATAATCATCATTGCCAAGGTCATTCAGCACATCAAAAAGATAACTTGACACATACCCTGCAACGGCATGTGCCGATGCATAATCAATTTTTTCAGAGATAAACTCCACCTTCTTGGTTCTACCCAATCCTCGAAATGCTTTTTCAATGTCATTCATAATTCTATATTTTAAACTGTTATTCAAACAATACTTTAATGCCGCATGAACTCGCCACGTCAAGTTCCAGCTTCGCGCCTTTACTCAGTTCCCAGTCCTTCAGCATATAGATATACTCACAATCCAGAAGTAGGGCGATATCCGCCCGCATGTGCTCTCTCCAATGGGCCTCATCCGGCAGCCCGTTCTTAAAAGGATTGACCGGGGAAAAGCCCATATTTCTCAAATTCTGTTCCGCATTGGCAAACGCACCCTTGCGCTCGTCAATGTTATAGTGGGCTATTGCCCCGCTGATGTAAACCTTGTCTTTTTCCATATCACAAATTATTACTCGTTTGAATGATTCCTTCTTCCCACACCACATAATAGCTGCCGGCCTCACCGATGGCACGGCCTTGACAATACGCCTTATAACCGACCACCCGGATCTTCATGTCGCAGATATAACGCAAACGGATCGCACCGCCTCCCATCGGCTGGCTCTTCTTTTCCTGGCTGATCCAGATGAAGCACTTTTTCGGAAAACGCTTCATCAAGGCTACCGCATCCGGATACTCCCATTCCGACACCTGATACGAATCCACGATGATAAACTTCGGGGATTTCGGCTTCTTCAATCGGTCTATCAGTTCCTCATAGGTCTCGTCCACAACCACACGGAACTTACCTTGCACCTCGTTCATCTTCAAATATTCCATACGGCGTTGGAATGTCTGGTTCACGCCCTCTTCATAACTCAAGTACAACACAAGGCCGTATTTGCACAGTTCCTTGCCAAGCTGCATCACAAAGCTGCTCTTTCCGCTGGCACTGGCACCGCTGATGAACCAGGAGGCATTCTCCGCAGGGAACCCGAAAGGCTTGTTCCATTTCTCATCCCACGGCAACGTCACCCATTTCTTGGCGGCTATGTCTTTCGGACTATATGCTCGTTTCATGGCTCTTTTTCTATTGATTCAATCCTATATTTCAGAAACCCTTTGATGATATGCGGAGGATGGTGTATCGGGCAGAATTGCCCTACGTGAAGCCCCCAATACGGGACATAAGCATCTTTCCATATTTCATTTTGAAATGGTCCGGCTTCCTCCACAAGACCACCTTCATTTACTTTGAGCCATAACAGGTCTTGGCCTTTGTCCTCTAAAACTATCTTAACCATTTCCTATGCCATTTTAAGTTTCTCTATCTCGGTATATACTCGCCTCAGACCTCCACGTGTCTTGCGTACAATCTGCGCTATATCCGCACCTGCCGGGGCATTTACTTTAGCCACCGTCCGAGCTTGGGCATTCAAAAACGCCTCACGCTCCTTGCCGTCATCAGGTGTCACCTTGCTGTAACGGTCTCCATAACGGCTCAACATCTCGGTATAGCCCACTTTCTTACATTCTATCGAACGGTTGATCTTTTCTTTCAAACCATCCGCACCCATCATATACCAGGCACAACTGCGTTCGGTGGCATTCCACAAAGCCTTCAGCTCAAGGAACGCCTCATACTGCAAATCCCCGGCCTCGTCCAAAATAATAAGCGGATTCTCAATGGAACGGAGGTAATAAGTCAAATCCTCGTATACATCGCTATATTTACCTTTGGCATCCACTCCGAACTCCGCAGCTATCTTACGCACCAACTTCAGCTTGGTCTTCACCTGCGAGCAGTCGATATACACGGCATTCTTGTGGTTCTGCACATAATACCTTGCGGTAAAAGTCTTTCCGATGTTTGGAATGTCGCATAGGATAGCCGACAGGCTCGACTGCTGGGAGAACTCCAGCTGGGCGGTTATATACTCGAACGTGGCGGTCTTGGCAACCTTCCACTCCATATCGGCACGGAGGCCCACACCCAAACGACGGGCTATACTTATCCAGTTGGCATCACTAAGGGCTTTATCCGTCTGTCCGTTCTTAATGGCACTGTACACCGATGTGCTGATGCCAAGGGAGGCGGCATGTTTCGCGTCACTCGGATAGTTCGCACGGTTGGCAGCTATCGCTCCCAAAATCTTCTGTTTTTGCGCTTCTGTAATCATAATTCAAACGCTGTTATAATGTTATTCTAATCGTATTCTTACATATCTCCAATAGCCATTGCCGCCATATTGGTCGGCTGCCATTCGTAAGCTTCATCGGGTTCTTCAGGAACAGGTGCCGTAGGTAATACAAGGCTTTCCGTTTCCTCATCTTCTTCCTCACGTTGGACCGGTGCCACACCTACCTGACCGATAGCGTTATCACGTACCCATTTGTCAAAGTGACTCATTATCTTTGCCTGTTCCGTATAAGCTGCCTTATCTTCTTCGGTCTGTTCCGCCATTACACGGCTATAAGTCACAACCGGGCGCACCTTGTCGATATAGCGGTCATTCTGATACAGGAACACATCGGTCGGTTTGCCTTCCTCATCCGGCAAATAGAAAGCCGTCACCTTGCGGTTATTAGGCTCCAACTTCTCAAGAACCTCCGGACCACTCAGCCACCAGTCAGCGTACGCCACACGTACCGTACTGTTCCGTCTTACGCTTGTTTCCACCCTCTCGCCGATATAACGGCTCAGGGTCAGTTTGTCAAGCGGGCGCAGAGTCGGGTTGATCCTCGCCACAAGCACATCCCAGCGGGTCATACCCGGATATTTCTTCTGGTTGGGGTGCAGCGTGTTGTTCCACTCCGCACAGTCCCGGCGGTCATCGGCCACAAGTTCCTCAAACGTATAATATTTCCGATCCTCGTAGGTATGGTTCCCACTGTCGCTGATTTTCTTCTGATCCACACGCCGTGCCCCTTTACCGTACCAACGACCCACCCCTTCATGGTTCTTATGGGCGATAGTTGTCTTGAATGCGCCGTTCAACGGTTCGGCATATTTGTCCTGAGAGTTCAACGGTGCACAAAAGCGCACAAACTTGAACACCTCACCGGCTTTCAGGAAGCCCTCCTTGTACTTGCTCATCAAATGCTGCTCCACCTCGATACCGGCAGGCATCCCCCACCCGTTACGCTCAATCAGGCGGAACATATCCCGGAAACAGGCAACCACAAGGGCTTCGTCTTTATCACGGCCGTAAGCAAGCCCCACACGGCACTGGCTCACCATATCGTAGGCATAATAAGCATGTACGTATTCACCACCCTTCATGCGACGCGGAAGATCCACGTCATCCATCGTAATCTGGGACAAGGAGAACTCTCCACTGTGGCGGTGCATGTGTGGCATTTGCTCGTGGTAGAATTCCGACCACCCACGACGCTTTTTCTCTATGAGTACCTGGTTGGCCGGCTTGTTCAAGATGTTGCGAATGGTACTTTCGCTCAGTTCTTTCGGATCACCGTTCTTATCCGTAAAATCGTTATGGTTGAATATTTCCCCGGTTTCCAAATCCCATACCTCCAACTCACCACACACAAAGGAGATATACATCTCGTGTACGTCACTGCCATAAGGCTGGTTCGGCAGCACCGTGATGCTCAGCACGAGACGCTCGGTCTTGTAATCCACTTTCCTCGCGCACTGGTTACCGAACTTTCCACTGATAAGGCACTCATAACCGTACTGCTTGTACTCGTTCACCTTCTTTCGGAAACGCAAGGTACTCGCCGGCAGATCATGCCCGAACTCTTCGCGCAGCGTCTCAATGGTAGTAGCCATCATGCTCCAATCATACTTCTCTCCCATTAACTTTCGATAATCACGACTACGATTGTACAACTTGATACAAGTATTCAGTACTGAAGCATTTATCGCATACTTTCTGGCAAGCTCGTCAGAAGCCTTATCGCTGGACTGCCGGGCAGCCCAATCCATAAAGAAAGCGACGGCAGCCTGATCAAGCTCGTAATTCGATATTATCCAGCCACGCAAAAGCACGGCATTGCCACCAGGATATTTCTCCTCGACTTTTTCTTTGTAAGAGGTAGGCAGACTATCAATAACAATCAAAGCTCCATTTCCTTTCGCTCCACCACCACGACGTGCTACCTTTATCCGGCCACTGGATGCCATATACTTGTAATTCGGAACAGTCATTATTCCGCCATCAACAAGTTCACGAAACGATATGCAAAGTTTGTTATCGAAAAATTCCATACTCACACCTCCTTATTTCAATGCGGCCGCAAAATTTTGGATGCTGTCTATATTGGAAAATGTCACATTATCATAATGTCTCACCTCTTCCCCTTTATAAGTCACCACACCCGTGCTGTCGTTTTTACTGATCTCTAACAATGCGCCGTTCGGAAAATATTGGCGTATCACGTTATCATGGTCGTGTAGTGTCTCCATAACCGGAGCCACCGCCATTACAATACCACCACGCTCACGGGCGGCCTTCTGGATCCTACGGATGGTATCCGTATCCTGTTCAAAACGCAGGGCTTTCCAAACCGTCACGCTGCTTACGTTGAAAGCCTTGGCCAAAAACTGGCGATCCTCACTTGTTACATGAATATACTTCTTCATATCTCACTTGATTTTAATATCCTAATTCGTTATATTTGTTGCGTTTAAAAAAAATAACCGACTTATGCCTCAAAATCCGACATCACTGCCTTTCTTGGTATCTTACGCTGATACTCTCTCATCAGCGAAGAGCAGACCTCTAATCCAAACAGCCCTGACAGCGATTGCATCTCTTCAAGAAATTGACTGCGTGTGTATCGACAACATAACGCTACCTGACGATATTGCAGAAGCCGGCGCTCGACTTGGAGCATACACGACAGCTGATCTTGTCTGGTTCCACTTCTCAAAGCATTCACTAATGACGCAAAAGGTGTTCGAGAAAGCCGTTCGCGGACTCTTTGCTCATAGTCAGTTGGGAAGCCCGGTATGGGTGTTTCTTCTGCCGGAGAAATACCGACATCTTTACCCTTCTCCGTGGAATTGATTGTTCTTTTCATAAGTCACTCATTTTAGTGTCTATATCTGAGGGAGTCCAGGGAATCGAACCCTGGCGCAAGAACCATACACTCCCGTGTGTCTTTCCACACCGCCACCCGTCTCTTGACGCCTTCCGGGTTGTCACGCTCGGTTTTCCGTTATCCTTCAACACTTTCACCTTTCTCTATAACTTCAAGAAGCATTATAAACTTCTCACGTACAGACTGCTTCATCTCCAGTTCTAATGTATGCGCCAGATTTGAAGCTGCACTGGTACTGTTCCTGCGAATGCTTCCGGAAAGAAGACTGTCAGTCAAACTGCTTATCTTGTTTTCTATAAACAACTTTGCTTCCTCATGACTGCCAACGGATAAAACCGTTTTCAAAGCGCGGTAACAAGCAAGCTCTCGTTGTGTTTTGTACATCTCTTCAGCATACCAGCAAAAGAAGTGTTCATAGTCCTCGTTCATCTCTTTGGTGTACTTGTCAGCTTGTTGTACCAAAGCGTCTATATGGTTCTTCACAAAACTGAATACAAAATCCCAGCAATCCATTTTCTTATTTTCCATAATCTCACTTATTTAAATTCGTTTATAATCGGTTTCAAACTCACGCCGTAGCAGCTCATCAAGCGCCGAATAAGATTCTTTACATAAAAATCAGGTGCGGAAAACACAATCCCGGTCTCTTCAGTGTATCTGAAACTGATACCGTCCATCATCAACACGTAAGCTACTTTGTGCTTCACGCTTTGTGTCTGCCATTCTTTGATTTCTTCGTTCATTTTCTTTAAGTGCTAAAATTCGTTATTCTCGACCCTTTTCTGTATCTTTGGCCGCTCGTTAATTTCTTAACTCGATGCAAATATAGTATGAGATTTTCATACTACAAAATATTTAAGCGTAATTTTTCATACCAAACTCATTTTATGGAGGAAAATATCAGATTCATTCAAATACTTGACGAATTAAAAGCTCAAGGGCAAATAACCGATTATGTACAAGCAGCAAGCATACTTGGCACAAATAAAGCTGGCATAAGCGACATAAAAAGTGGTCGGAAGAAATTATCAATAGAGCTACTCAGAAGTCTGAAATATTCATACCCTAATATTTCGATTGATTGGATCATCATGGGAACAGGGGATGCTTTCATAACAATGAAAGAGAAGCAGGAAACCACAGATGCACACTTATTCGTACAAACCATAACCCAACAAGCGGAAGAAATCGGCCGTCTCAAAGAACAAATTCGCCAAATGAATCTTGAAAAAGGGAAACCTGCATCGGATGCGTACACTTCTGGAGATGCAAATGTAGGGTAGAGCGCACTTTTACCATCCGGAGAACATGAAACGTTACCCTGAGGATACCCCCGATTATACCTTCAGACTCCCCTCTCTCGGTATTCCCCCTCCATCCACCCCATATAATCGCCTGAAAAGGACTGATAATCCGTTATATAATAATGTATGCTTTTTATAGGTGGTGGTTTTTAGGGTGGGTGTATCAAGGCATATTTTACACCTATCATTCAAAAAACCATATTTTACCATACTTCCAACTACCCCCTCTCAAAACCATGTTTACTAACCCCAGTTCTTATAAAAACTAACCCCACTTTCTAACCCCAGTACTATCCCCACCTCCAAAATTGCCACTCCAAGTGTCACACCAAATGTAGAAATCGCCATCTGAGAGCACAAAAAAAGGAGACCATAAGTCTCCCCCACAAGAATAACTGCTGAATGGTGATTTTCTTTCGTTCTAATGCCATTCTAATCTATTCACCTACCTCTCCCCTCCTACTCCCTGAAATAAGCGTAGATTGCTTGATTATAGCCCTTTTAGTGCATACTGTACCATTACCGGACAGACCGGCATGTAACAAATAATTCTTGGTCGCACCCACCTGTTCCGCCGTCAAAACCGTATAAACAGCCGAAATACTACTAAAATACCAATCTCTTCGCTTTGTTCCGTCTATTCCGTGCGTCAAATGCACATGTACAACCTTTGCCATATCACTATATTTTATAGTGCAAATATACTAAATAATCATTATATGGAATATTTTAGAAACATATAATCCAAAACAAGGCATAAAAAAAGCGGCCACAACCGCTATCTTCCTCTCCTGCTTACACACCATGTAAACTTCATGTAAGCCCATTTAAAGCAATCGCCAAACCGATGCAACCAAAACAGCCCTCCACGTAAACAGAAATTAAACCTGCGTAAACGTTTCGTTTTGCGGAAGTTCCTTCTATCCTTCCCCGTAACCTATTGTATTATAAAGCGATGTGTTGTTTTATTCAATATATCGTTTTATACGCTTCGTTCTGTGCCCCGTAAATGGGATAAATGGCTCTACTGGTGGAACAAGAAAGAAGTGAAAGACTATTTTAATACACAGAAACCTATGGGACTGCTGTTGGAATATTATTTCAAAAAACAAAGAAACAGAGAGGCGTTTTCATTCCAAAATTTCAAGAAATTATTACCAGACAATAAAAAAAAGCAGGCAAAGGATGTTTTTAAAGGATTGAGAGACTTACAAAAAGATTTTGAAGATATATACAATGACCCTATTACATATAACTACCTGAAATGCGCCCTGATTGGTTCAAGTAGCGATGCTGAAGACAAATTCAATGTAATCATGTATTTTATTGACAACAAGAGAAACAGAGAATCCATGATGGAATATGCCAAATGGCGCCTACTTGGCTCCACACACATCGAGATAACAGAAAAATATACTAAAAACATTACCTCTAAAGACGAACAAATTGATAATGCCAGGAAACGTAAAGAAAGAGCCGTGCGCATGATAGAGGATCTGTCAAAAGCAAAAGTATACAATGTATATGATGATATACTCTACAAGCAATTGCTCAGACTGAATGTTGAAGAATATAACAAACTCAATGGAGGTAATGGTCTGAAATTTGACTTTTCCATTTGGGACAACAAGTCTCTGGAACATATTTATCCGAAATCCAAATTCTATCATACAGATATAGCTGAGGATGGAAGTATCCGGTACATCAGAGGAGATGGTGAAGAAATATCAAAAGATGAAGCGACAGAACTCCTCGATTCCAATAAAGTATTTTCAGCCCCCGAAAGATACAGCGAACACTGCATCGGTAACCTCGTACTCCTTTACGGTCGTAACAACTCCGAATTCGGCAACCTCCCGTTTGAGGAAAAGAAAGCCAAATTCTTCAATAATGAACGAAGTTTTGATAGCAGGAATCTTCTTCATACCATCGCTTCTTTTGCCATGAGTAAATGGGGACCTGCTCAAATAGAGGAAGCTTCAGAGAAAATAATAAGAATTTTAGTAAACAATTACAATATAGAATTAGATGAACAACAATAAATTCACAAGTGGAAATGAATATTGTATCCGTGAACTATTTGGAGATAATACAAAAATTATTATTCCTGACCTGCAACGAGACTATTGTTGGGGAGACAATGCCTATGTAGTTTCTTCTGATAAGAAACCACGTGAACTGGTATCAGGATTCATCAATAATATAGTAGAACTATATAATGAAAATAAAGAACTCAAGACAACACTTGGTCTTATCTATGGCTATGAGCAGCCACACAATCATATCCAGATATGTGATGGTCAGCAACGCCTTACCACTCTTTTCCTCTTACTTGGCTACATCAACATAAAGACCGAAAGTAAATTCAGTAATTATATTATCTCTAAAGAAGAGATGAATGACGATTATGAGCCGCACTTACAATATGCCATTCGTGAGAGCACACTGTATTTTCTAAGCGACCTGTCAAAGAATATCTTCATTGAGAGGAAAACTAATATTAGTGACATTAAACAGGCTAGCTGGTATTTCAATGAATACGAACAAGATGCATCCATTCAGAGCATGATTGCAGCCTTGGCAACCATCGATAAATACTTTGAAAATCTGGAATTGGACTATGAGTCGTTAGGAAATTTTATTATCAATAACCTGCAAGTACTCTACTACGATATGGAGAACCGGTCACGTGGAGAAGAAACCTATGTCATCATAAATACAACAGGGGAACCTCTATCTGCATCAGAAAACATAAAACCTATTTTATTAGGTAAACTGCCCAAGGAACAGATAACCAAGTACTCAAATCAATGGGAAGAACGGGAAGATTGGTTTTGGCAAAACAAAGGTAAAGACATGACTGCCGACATCGGTATGCAGGAGTTTTTTGTATGGTATTGGCAAATTGGACTTATACAGGAAAACAGTTGGATTGGAGAAAATAAAATTCCTCTCAACCCTAAAGACTTATTCCTTAATGCTCCTAAAAGACTAACAGAGAATGTCAATGAAGTGAAACTTAGTATCGCGAATTATACTAAATTCAAAAATCTTGATAATCTGAATAAATATTTCAGAGGTTTACAGAAACTGGTAGAAGAAATTTGTAATAGTACAAAACTACAACAACTGTTGCTGTCCATGAGTCAGAAGAAAGCCCATACTATATTAGATAATAAACCGGCTGTATGGAATTGGTTAAGACATGCTGAACTCGACATTATTCTACCATTGATAACTCTTGTCACTGAACATGGATGTAAGATGCTTTACCCTTTCATGCGCCGACTCAGGAAAAATCGTTATGACAGTATATGGGGAAAAAACGGAACTGAACAATCGCGACGTGGAAAAAACTACATAGACTGGAGATACCTTGTTCAAATTATCAATCAAACCACTGATGACAACCTGTTGACTGTAGATACAAACACGCTAAATATAAGTAAAATTCCAAATGTCAATTTACCAGAATGGTATAATGATGACGAACAAAAGAAAGATCTGCTAAAGAAAATGCCTGATAGTCAAGTGCCATCGATAGATGAAATGGAAGACAATGAATTCCTCATGGGCGATTTAACTCCTCTGTGGCAAACAGAAATGGAAGGTAAAGAATTGATTATAGAAACTATTTTAAAAAAATGGAATCTCTTAAAGGAAATCTGTAATTCATTGGATAATAAAAGTGCTGTTGCCGATGCCCAATTCTCAAATTGGTTCAGATTGTACAGATTGGTTTCTGGCATGATTAATTTACATCATATTGATTATTGTAGTTGGAATTTTGAAGGATGTTATTACTCTATGAAACCTGACACACCATGGTGGATAGAATGTAAGGAAATAGGTAATCTTATGGAATGTGAGACCCCTCTATATTATATGAAAGAATATATAAAGGATAAGATAAAATCGTTTATTCATGAGCCTTCGGATTATAAAGAACTAGTAATCAGCTGGATGACAATTAAAACTATTCAGGCTGATAAGGGAAACTATCTTATAAACCTTTGGAATGATAGAGCCATATCTGCATTTCTAAATCTGGAAAAGAATTATATCATCCCTATGAAAACATTTCACTGGGGTAATGTGCTTTGTGGTTATTCTTACAGCTATACCATATACCCTGCACGTGATCAGAACAATTGGGAAAAGATATCAAATCTGGATTCACCAATAACTTCATTAGCATTCATTTCAAACTACTATAACCGTGCTGATAACGTGATAGATATGGAAACCATTTCTAAAGGGGATAATGAGATAAAATCCTTGATTGAAAGTTATTTATTACAGAACGACTAAAGCATTCTTCATCTAATCAATTAATTGACAACTAACTTGATAGAATTATTATATTACATACAAGAAAGGAAACACCACCATTTGCAATCGCCTGATTGAAGGAGGTGTTTTCCTTTGTAGCTATAAAAGACACTTTACATTATGGGAGAGCATATAATTAATGCCTTCAGCATCTTATCATTATTCGGAAAGCCAACTAATGAACTTTTAGCATTACTATTTTGGCAAAATATAGTATCTCAATATCATAAACAAATAATATTAGATGCAACAGGACAAAAGTTTTATATAAAAAGGACATAGAAGTATGATTCTTTGGAAATTTACAACCCAAGGAAGTATCACACTAATGGCATACACATAAAAACAATAGAATTCATTACTCCCCTTAAATAATCTTCATGTTATATATAAATTAGCATATTCCTTTATGGCTAAATATGGTATAGATTAAAAAACAAATCACATTACATCAGGGAATCATAATTTTTTAGTCGAAAATATCAAATGATAATTCACTGAGGGTGTGTCGAAACTAAAATGACTACTCCTCAAAGTTACAGATTATAATATTTAAAAGGGTCGTATCAAACTCTGTATTGAGTAATGATACGGCCCTTTCTTTAGTCTTTTAGAATGCTCAAATTTCAAATCATAAGTTCATATTTTCAAAAAAAAGTTTTGGCACCCTCAATGTCTTTATAAAAGTCTTATGACTTTTATAATAAGGATTTATCATTCAGTAATCATGACCACCGTAAAACGGTTCGAGTCATTAGCCTTGTATTTATCTATTCCGCCAAGGCTGTGCAGAAGTATAAGACTTTCGGGTACCCCTCTATCCACAAGCATTTGAGCAATATATCTGGCACGACGCTGGGCAAGTTCCAGATTGATGGACTGTGTACCAGTGGCACTGTCAGCTGCTCCGGATATGGCCACTTTTAAATTATGAGCCTTGGATATTTTTGCGATGTCATCAAGGTTCACAATCTGGGATTCATCTACAAGCCTGTCAGAATTTAGCTGGAAGAAGAAGTATACTGGTATACCCACTGTAATCTTGGAATGACCTGAATTTACTATTGAGTCCAGTGCATTATTATTTGCAGACATAAGATCATCAGATACATTCTTACCGGCAGACAAAAGCGAATCCAAGTGGCAGTTTCCAGTCTGTACATGCGTATCTATAAAACCGACTTTTTCATCATCATCCAAGTTTTCAGCCATACCGTCATTCCCTGATTTGCTTTCAGAAGCATCTGACTTCTTCCCCGACAATCGTGCTCTTAGCGAATTAAGCCCACTATAGTTATTCTTGGGATAGACAGCATGTACATCTTTCTCACCTGACAATTTTTTCTGCAATCGTATATTCTCATCCTTCATATAGGAAATGTAATCCTTGAGATAAGCATTCTGCTCGATATAAGGTGTAGCATCAACTACACGCTTCCATCCAGCCTTTCCTAATGTGATGGAGAGACCGGCTGAGACCGTAAGCATATTATCCTTGAATTTTATAGAGCTACCCATATTGTCAAAGTTCTGGGCTGTAGTCAGTCCGCTGACACCAGCAACAAGTTTTACCCTGTTGCCAATTCTATAACCTATCTCCAGTCCATAGGTAAAGGCGAACGGACGGCTGCCATCTGAACCACTGCCACATGAGCAAGGATCAGACCAGTCCGCATTATGAATCATACCCACTCCCACATAAGGAACAATATCCCAAAGAGAGAGTCCGTACTCATTCTGACGGAGTCCTGAAGTCAGATTGTACATCAGGTCTGCATGACAGAACTGATACTTCATGGATTTGAACTCAGCGTTCTTGAACGTCAGTCCCTAGAAACCTACACGTCCACCGATTGCGGGTGTGAACCACTTTCCAACACCTACCTTCAAGGCAGGTGTTATCCGGTCGAACACATCACCGCAACCAATGGGTGATCCGAGAAAAGCTGAAGCCCCGCCCTTAATTTCTATAAACCAATTTCTACCCCAGTTGGCTGCTTCGCTTACATTCTTCAGATATGTAGGATTCATAGGCAAGAGCATCTGCTCCTGACTGAAAGTATTTTGCTTATAAATGCTGTCAGTATTGTGATGGATGTTACTTGCAGAGACTGTCATTGCAGCAAGACATCCAGTTAAAAGCATAAGAATATTCTTTCTCATATAGTTTATACTTTAATAGTCGTTGATACTGTCATAAGCCAACAGGCTTACCATTACATTCTCTTCTTCCGTTTGACAGATGGCGCACACATCTTGCGTGCCATTGCCAGACACCTACGTGCCCACTCACGGTCATCATCTTCCGGCCGCCTTCCCCAACCAGTGGAGGGGCCACCGCCACCTCCGTGAGTCTGGGCAATGGTCGTAGCATCGTCCACATAACCGCACACAAGGTTCAAGGCAACCATGACAACATGATTTCCCTGTTCTGCCAGTTGGCAGATCAGTGTATCGTCAAACAAGGATTTTGTTTCCTCCGGCAGATGGTGATAGCGGGATGTGAACTCCTGTGACATTGTGTCAAGCATTGCACCGTTCAAGTGATAGCTCATGTTATGAGCCCATGAAAGTTCAGACTGATTGGCCTTGTCTTCCAGTTCCCTGGCTTGCTGCTCGATGTCAGCCTTATCTTCACGAAGAGCTTCAAGCAACCGGTTAGTCTCATCAAGTTTCTTTTCCTTGTCTGCCAGTTTAGCTTCAACCTGAGCCTTCTGGTATTCGAGACTTTGAATCTTGCGTGCAATCTCTGCACTGATACTCTCGCTGTTGGCCTGCATTTCCCGAAGAGGACGAAGTTCATCTTCAAGACGGTCTTTCTCCGTCTTCAGATTATCAATCATGGTCGTAAATGACTTCTGTTTCTTCTGGGCTATTGCCAGTTCCTCGTTCAGAGACTTAAGCAACTTCCTGTTGTTCTCCAACTGGGCTTCAAGTGTCACACAGGCATTGGCCAGCCATCGTCGGTATTCCTCAGTAGAGCGATGCCTCGCACCAGATTCTACAACCGACACCCCTCTTGTAAGGCCCCATTTTTCATTGACCTTCGCAAGCTCGTCGTGCAGGGCAAGCATATAATTCTTAAACTCCAGACGGTTCTGTCCATGGAAAATCTGCTTGAAAGCAAACTTGCCGTTCTGGTCTATCGGTAGTAGAGCACAGTGAACATGCGGGTTCTTCTCGTCACAGTGAACTATAAAGGAAATGATGTTTTCCTCTCCATATTTATCTGCCACGAAGCGATAAATGTCACGTGCCCATTCTTCTATTTCCGGCATACGCCTTACATGTTCGTTACCTCCTTTGCTCTCAAAGTCAACTACCTGATTGCCGAAGGCCAGCTCACGCATACGGTCGGTTGAGCCTCCGAATATGAAGTTGACCACTGTCCGGAAACGTGGCTCGGCTAGTCCTTCATTCGGATCCTTGATGCCACGTGACGCAAGGTTTTCTGCCATGCGTTTTGTCAGCGGACGCTTCTTATCTATCGGTGTGACTATGCCACCTTTTTGTACCTCGAAATTAAGATGTTCACGGCTACGGTCATAGTTACCCTCACGCATAGCCTGCTCCCATCCTTTATCCGTCCAGGCACGTAACTCCTCATTGCTCGTCTGTGAGAGCCCTTTGGAAGTCTTTATATCCATGACTTGTTTTGATGTAGTACCCATAATGACAATTTTATTTTTTGCGTTATTCTGAGCCTTTTTTCAGTCTCCTTTGCGGTCATACGCACACTTAGAAAACTGACCCAGCTTGCTGTTTATCTGGTCAGCCCTCCCGCCGCTTCATAGCGGTCGGGGTATTAGGCTTCCCGAGACTGTAAAAAAGTGGCACGTGCAAGCACGCTGCCTGTCGTTGCATCTATCCGTTAGCGGGACAAAGACGAAGTGTATAAAAGCGTATGACATGCCGTGCATCGTTAATAAGGCGTTTAATCCGTTCCGTTTTCAATAGAGGAAGTGCCCCCAGGCTTATCATCCGTTCTGTCCTCTACGGGGCTTAAATCAGGTCGAGGAGGGTCATCATAATAAAATGTTCCCGGGTCAGATACGTAGTATTCAAATATGCAGTCAAGGAGAATAACTTCTGCTTTCGTATAACGGGATACGGGTTCTGCCATATAACCCGGCTTTCTGTTTTCACGTATGGCCACAGCCAGAATGCCAAGGATTTCTATTACTTTCTGCCAGTCCCATACATGGTCTTTTCCAAAGAGAAGGCCGATGGAATCCGACAGTTCTTCAGGCATTTCCTTCTCCATTTTCAAGACCTGAAATATGGACTTTGCCAGCGAGTCAAATACTTGACCCTGCTGTTTGAGAACATGTCGGGCAGGTCTGCCTCCGTCGTTCTCCGTTACCGCCAATTCCATAACCTTGTTGAAATAACAATTATATGATTGGGCCACCTGACCGGCAGTGTTGCGTCCTTTAATGAACCGTACAAACTGAAGTGCGTTGAAGTCCAATATATCAGACGGTGTCTCAACAAAGAGAGAAAGGCGTTGTTCCTGGCTTACGGAAAACACATAGCTTTTTGAGAATTGCTCCATGGTTAGATGGCCCAGGTTGGCAAGACCGGTCAGGAACTGACGGACTGTAGCACGTTGCCATTGCCACTTCCTTGCAAGTTCAGATATGGTGGCAATAAACTGGCCGGGAAGTAATTTCAGATTTCCTACTACAACGGATGTGGAATATGTTCCTGATGTCGCTCTGGTGAGCAGATCACAATAGGCTTCCAGTTTGCTGTAACGGTCCTCTGATTTAGGCTTCAGATACTCCAACAGGGAGCGGTCTATGCCCTGTGGGTCATTCAATTCAGGAGAAGAATTGTTTTTATTGTTAGTCATTTGCGTCATTTTTAGATTACATTTAAAAAGTGGGAAAAAAGCAAGCAAGGAATATATATTCCACATGTAAGTGGCATTAATAGTAGTTCTTCATTATCCAGTCCATCTGGCTTTTAAAACTGTCGCAGTCTTCAAGTACGTTTTTCTGCTGAAGGACTCTTTCAGACGGATAAAAGACAGCTGCCACACTTAGCAGGAAAAAAAGCTGAAACACACTGTTCATATAAGGGGTGGCATAACATACCACTGCTATCAGGAGTGTGATAAGCCAAAACCGTTTCCTTTCATGCAGAATATGAAGGGTACTATCGGCAATCCTTCTGTTCAAAAGTGCCAGCGTCAGGATGCTTGACAGTCCAACTGCCAGATTGGGCTCTGTCATACAACAGCACCAGTTGATGAAAATGAGTGTAAGCATCATAATACTTAAATAAAATTTTCTTGCACTGTCAAATACTACCATCCTCCACATGAAGCTTTGCATGCAGCGGTACGGTTTTTTATATAAGCAAAAAAATGCCAGAAGTAGCAGGAACGGGAACAAAAAACGGATGATGGTTAATGTATGTATCATAGTGAATTCATTTAGTTATTTGTATTCTCAACGTGTTCCTGCTCTTTTCTCTGGATTGACTCCAACCGTTCAGCTATGCGCCTGTTCAACCGGACATTATAGCTGAACGATTTCTGGTCAATAGTGGGGTCTTTTGAAAGTTCTTCATCCGTTTCGATGAGAAGATTCAGATAAGAATCCAAATTGGAATCGTGATTCCTTTTCTCATCTCCTATGGCATAATCATCAGTCAATGAAGTCACCTTGTCCAACGTATCAGGGTCAATATCATCGGCCAGGTCATAGGCCCTTTTAATGCTTCTCATAACCATCAGGCAAGAGAATATGAGGAAACACAGTATAGCCTTGATTATTATATTCAGGTCAAATACCATCATCGCCAGTACAGCCAGCAGGATGACTGTAAAATAAAAAACATAAATTTTCCTGTTAGTATTCATAATCGTCAAGTTCAAGTTTTATTATACCGAAAGAAGCTTTCTCTATAATGTATTCGACATCACGCAAAGTGAGCGCATCATGCTTAATCCGTTCAGAGGCTGAAGGGTCTTTTTTGCAGAGAGCCAACAGACCCATGTTCAAATCGTATTCATTGATGTTCCAGGTACAGGACCTCTTGAAACAGTAATGTTCCCTGTAGCTTTTCAAAGTGATAGCTTTAAACAGCAGCGGCTTCAGCATTCCATCCTGAAGTATTCGCATCTCTACCAGTTTTTCTGTACCGATAACCTTTATCCATGTCCTGTTTTTCTGTATGATGTCTGCAATGAGGTAATACGTTTTCCTGTTCATTCAAAGTCCGCAGTTGAAGTCATTCATTATCTGGACATGCTCTCGCTTTTCTATGAATTTTCCACGACGTTCATGTAGTCGCAAATCTTCAAAAATGTCAGCAGACATAACCTCAATGGAATTGTAGATGGTAACATATAACTCATGGATAAGACCGTCCGTATGTGTCTTGCAGTTTATCTTGAACATACGTTCCGTCACCGGATAACAGTAGGCGCAGCATTCATGTCCGTATGCGGTAGCGGATGATGGCACTATGTGGTAAAGAATGGCAAGATCCGCATTCATCTCAAACATGTCCAAAACCTTTTCGAGAGGCTGAGGTTCGTGTACTTCATAAGGAAGTACGGCATAATCTTCGTAAGTCTTGATTTCCCCAAGCCAGTAATTATCAATAATGGCTGGCAACAATATGGGACCGGATGATCTGAATTTTAAAATAGCTTCCTGTAACATGATATTTATATGATTAGATGGTTGATATGTATAATCGAATTAGCTGATTCGGTATTTTTGTGGTCACATCCCGATCGATTAAGTGTTTGCTGTCTAATCTGGAAATGATAGCCGGATAATCCTTTGCCATATCCGTCATAAGCCGAATCTGTTCCGGTGTCAGCATTGTTATGGCAAGGGCATCTATCGAGAGATAAGGTTGTAACATCATCCACAAGTAAGCATTGGCATATTGCGAATCCTTTACTATACCACGTTTCAGTTTCTCATGACAGACTTTGGCATTCAGAAGCAGACGGCGGCCTGTCCTCATGGACATATAGGTAATAGTTTCATCAGCCTTGATTTTACCATTTGATGCTTCCTTATAAATGCTGTCACAAATATTGGCCGTCATATCAGTAATATCCGCCATACCCAAAGCTGAGCACTCGTCAATGGAAGCAAGAAAGCTTCGGAAGAAGAAGTCTTCCATACGGATAAATCGAAGAAGCGCATCTTCTGAGTGTACCCCATGTAATTTATATGAAAGCAGAAACTCTGAGTAATCGGCAAGTAAGTCTCTAATATTCCCGGTATATACAGGAATGCTATCCAATGAGGAAAAGAATACTGTTGCATGTCGCTTTAATGAGTCAAGTTCCTTATCCTGACCATAGATAGAAGTATGAAGTTTGACATATGCCACATCGCTTAGAGTAAAGTTGTCCGCAAGCTCCATCAACCTCGTGCGAATGGAATCCGTTATACTGTCAAACCTCATGGTCAGACCGGCATGAGCCGTAAACGAAGGGTCTTTCTGAATAAATTTGTAGACTGTGTCTGAGCATTCATACCACAGATTGATAAATGAGGCAAGTTGCTCGGCATTGCACGTTTCCTGTGATCTGACAGTCTTATAAAGATTATCGTATTCATTCAGAGCTTCATCAGAGGACTCAAAATCATATTTCTCATGATTGTTGCATGAGTAAAACAAGAGTACAGAGCATAAAAAAATCAAGTGAAAGATTAAACTCATTTGAGTATTTTTTCTTTCACTTGATTTACTTTCTTTCACTTGTTTTCCTGAACCTGCGTCAGACATACCAATCAAACCGCTACTACAGTGATTCTTACCGATTAAATTTCTATATATCATTGGCATAATTTTGTTTGTTATGTGGCAAATGTATAGATAAAATTCCACATTGTCAGTATAAAATATTCAGTTTATACTAATTTATATTTCATACTCATAATAGTATGATTTATAATACATATCTATTGATAATAAGAAGTTGTTAAAAAAGAAGTCGATTATAAAATCTGTCATATCAGTATGATTACCAATATGAATATAATTTATACCTTTGCATCAGAGTCGTGTTCATTATACTCTTGGAGAATTATCATACTATATATTTTTCAAGACAAGATAAGACATCTATTTGATTATCAGTCAAAACCTTTATAATATGGCAAAGATAGGTTACATTATGGCAATATCCCAGTATGACAAACTGGAAGAAGACAGGGAGTGGATGAATAACTTCGGATGTATACGCATTGTAGAGGAGTGCGATGAGAACGAACGCAACAGGCCGCTTTGGAAGCAACTCATGGTTGCCCTGCAAAGGGGGGATGAACTTGTTATCCCCAAATTTTCAAATGCCATCCGTGGCAGTCGGGAACTGGCTACTTTCCTGGAATTTTGCCGGGTAAAAGCTATTCGCGTCATAAGCATACACGACCGGATTGATTCCAAGAACCAGCTTTTCCCTGAAACCAAGCCATCGGATGTGCTGGAAATGATGGGTGCCTTACCTGAAGAAGTACTTGCTTTGAGAAAGACTGCCGAGCATATGGTGAACCTGCAGGCGAAGATGATTGCATCATTACCGAAGGTTTCTTCCACAAAATTACAAAAGCTCGACAGAGAAAAGACAGTTATCAATCTGTATGCAGCCGGTCATCCTATAGATGAGATATGGAGAGCAAGCGGCTTCAAAAGCAGAAGTTCTGTGTTCCGTATTCTGAACAAGCATGGCATCAAACTCAATAGAGGAAACCATTCCGGACCTATCAAAAAGAAAAATGAAGAGGATACATCGAAAGATATGGATAAAAGCTGACTATAATGAAAAAGATACTTTTCCTTCACGGATTCTTTGCCACAGGAAGTTGTCCGATGGCAGTTGCTCTGAAAGAAGCATTTGAAAATCATGCCTCCGTCTTAACGCCAGACCTTCCGCTTCATCCCAAGGAGGCATTAAAACAGGTACGCTCAATCATTGAACAGGAATCGCCCGACCTGCTGCTGGGTAACAGCTGCGGATCTTTTCTTGCGCAGATGCTCGCCCCGATAGTCGGCATCCCGGCATTGCTTGGCAATCCGCACTTTGAGATGACGAAATTCTTGAAAGAAAGAATCGGTGAGCATCAGTACAAAGCCCCACGTAAGGACGGCAATCAGACGTTTATCATAGATGAAGCTTTAATCGAAGAGTTTGCCAAACTCGAAAAGATTCAGTTTGACTGCTGTAATCCGTATTACAGAGACCGTGTCTGGGGACTATTCGGCGAACAGGACAGACTGGCTCACTATGAGCCCATGTTCCTGGAGCATTACAACAATTCCCATCATTTCCCGGGTGCGCATACTCCCACAGAACAGGAAGTGAAGACCTGGTATGCGCCCTTGGCCATGAAGATGCTGATGGAGTTTCCTAAAAAAGAAGAAAGATATTTCCGTCATTTCAAGGGTGGTACCTATAAATATATCCATTCCGCTTTTGACAGTGAAACTCAGGAGCGGATGGTTGTATATCAGGCTCTCTATGGAGAGAAATCTTATTGGGTCAGACCGGAAAAGATGTTTTTCGAGACTATAGAAAGGGACGGAAGACGCTTTTCAAGGTTTACGGAAATAGACATCTGAGTGTTTAAGGTTTATCCGCATAGCAGCTATAACCGTAAGACTGCAACGAGTAAAGGAACAGAAGACCATCCCTGTGGCTCCTGTTCCTTTGTTCTTATCACTCAATTTCCGACGTAATGAAATCAATGTGACCGGCAAATATATCATCGGCATCAATCTCATGTTCATTGCCCCGGTCGTTTTTCTCATCTCCTATGATGGTTATTCTTCCATCATTGCTAACCCTCACTGCAAGGATTACCACATCACAAGGCTCATCATAGTCATACGCTGCCACTATCGGGCAATCACCCTCAAAGTGCCATTCATAGCCATCGGCAACCTTCTCACCATATTGGCGAATTGCAGAAACGAGCTCTTCCTGTTCGCGATGCTTTACCTCCTGCACGCTATCATAGATTGAAAAATTCTTCAACCTGGTATCCCTTTGTTCATGTACCTCCTTGCCATTATCTTCATCTATGCCAAATTCATGAAACTGCACCGGAACATAATCTGCAGGAACTGCCATCCATGAAATGTTATTCAAGGAGTAGTCGTGCTCTACAAGGAAAAGTTCAACGTCCTCTCCAACCATATTCTCCGGAACGTTCAAAACATCGATGCGGACATTTGCGCAATCCACAACAATAATCTTCATAGCTGTCCAATTTTTAAGTTATACATTAGTTTTCATCATAAAGTCTTGACAAGAAAGACTGAAGTTCTTTATCCTTTACCTCTCTGAGGGCACAAGATTTGAAACTCCTATCCTGTTCTATCTTCAATAAGCCGAGTCCGTACTTACTCGCATCATAAGTGACATCGGCCATTTCAGATGCTGACATGTAGCCGTACTCTGTTTCATGTAGACCGACCACTATACCATATAGGGTGAAGTCATCTCCTTCGGGCTGTCCTTCCATAATATACCAACGGATATTGCCAAGGTGAAACACTGCGATGCAAAGCGCATCCTTTCCTTTTGCGTCCTGTGAATACAGGGGATAATCACTCAGAGCCTCTCTCAGTTCTGGAGTTACCAGACGATTGTTGAATTTTGTTACTGTCATAATATCTGAATTATTTATTTCCCTTTTGTTACAGCCTTTCAGCTGTGTGTCGGGAAGATTTTTCTGCATCAGAAGTTTGGAGAAGGCAAATAAGGCAAGAATGGCATGAAGAATACTCTTTAAGTGCCTGTCACTTAAAGGAAGATTGTTCACAAGACACGTCTTGCAGTTTGACAGATCCAAGATAACTTCGCTGAAAAATTTTCCTCTGACACGACAGCGGATGTGCTTAAAGGCAGACATATAACAGGTGAAAATCACTCCGGGACTGCATGTAAGAGTGAGATATGGGCTGTATATAACTGATAAGCAATAACAATATTAAGGAATTTTTGGAGGATTCTCGTTATCTTTGTATCGTTTTCCGGAAATATAATGAGTACAGAGCCATTACGACAATATATAGCCATAGATCTGAAATCATTCTATGCTTCAGTAGAATGTGTTGAACGGGGATTGGATCCACTCGACACATGCCTTGTCGTGGCTGATGCTTCACGAACGGAAAAGACCATCTGCCTGGCTGTTTCGCCGGCATTAAAGAAGTATGGTACCGGAGGTCGTCCTCGCTTATTCGAGGTGATTGAGAAAGTACGTGTGGCAAACAGGCAGCGAGGTAACAGTGGAAAATCCTACTCGAAGAAGGAGCTGGACAGCAATAAAAGTCTGGCCATAGACTATGTGGTGGCTCCTCCCCACATGGCTCACTACATAGAATACAGTACAAGAATCTACGACATCTACCTGAAATATATAAGTCCGGATGACATCCACGTGTATTCCATCGACGAGGTCTTCATCGATGCTACCACCTATCTCGCGACTTACAGGATGACTGCTCATGAGCTGGCAATGAAGATGATCCGTCATGTCCTTTCGGATACAGGCATTACAGCTACGGCAGGAATCGGTACCAACATGTATCTGTGCAAGGTAGCCATGGATATTGTGGCCAAGAAGATGCCACCCGATGAAAACGGTGTACGCATTGCCGAACTTGACGAAATGACTTATCGCAAATTGCTTTGGGAACACACTCCTCTCACAGATTTCTGGCGTGTAGGCAAAGGTATTGCCAACCGGCTTGCCCAGTACAATATCCTGACGATGGGTGATGTAGCCAGATGCTCTATAGAACATGAAGGATTCCTGTACCAGATGTTTGGAGTCAATGCTGAACTGCTTATTGACCATGCCTGGGGATGGGAACCAGTTACCATGGAATATGTGAAAGCCTATAAGCCTGAAAGCAAATCATTGAGTTCCGGACAGGTTCTCCAGTCGGCTTACACTACGGATATGGCCCGTAATGTGATACTTGAAATGGCCGACAGTGTGTCGCTCGACCTTGTGGACAAGAGGCTGCTCACTGACCAGTTGGTGCTTACCGTCGGATACGACATTGAATCATTGACCAACCCTTCAATAAGGGAGAAGTACCATGGTAAGATTACAACCGACCATTACGGCAGACAGGTACCGGTCAATGCTCATGGCACCATCAATATCGAGGAGCCGACTTCTGCAGGCAGTATCATCTCCGAAAAAGTGGCTGAACTGTACGGCCGCATAGTGAATCCTGTCCTACTCGTGCGCCGTCTTAACCTGTCGGTGAATCACCTCGTACATGAGGAGCAGTATAAAAAGCAACCTAAAATCGTCCAACTCGATCTTTTTACTGATTTCGAAGAGTCAGAAAGACAGCGGAAAGCTGACCTGGAAAAAGCTGAGAAGGAACGCAGACGTCAGGAAGCTATCCTGAGTATAAAGAAGAAGTTTGGGAAGAATGCCATCCTGAAGGGCATCAATTATGCCGATGGAGCAACCCAGAAAGAACGTAACCAACAGATTGGAGGGCACCATGAGTAAATATGACGACATAATCAATCTGCCACATCATGTCTCAAAGAACAGGACACCCATGTCCATTGAGAACCGTGCCGCCCAGTTTGCCCCGTTTGCCGCTCTCACAGGACATGATGAAGCGTTAGCCGAAACAGCAAGGCTGACTACTCCCAAGAAGCTCCTTTCTGATGATGAGATGGCAAGTCTTACAAGAGAACTCGCCCGCGTCATTGAACAGGTGCCGGAACAGGAAGAATACACTTTCGTGTATTTCGTACCTGATACTCAAAAAGATGGAGGCAAATACGTGTCAATAACAGGCACAGCCAAGAAATACGAAGAGGTGACAAGAGCACTCACGTTATCGGACGGAAGAGTGCTTCTGATTGACAATATTCTGTCTATCAGAAGACTTGATACTCCGGAGTTTTAACAGGTTATACCAAAGTCTCGTTCACCAAAATACGCAAAGACCCGGCAAGGATAAAAACCTATCCTTGCAATGAAAGCGTGATTGTCCTGTAGAAGCTGACGGCAAGACCGCTCCTACTCACCTGTACTTGACTTATATATCAGGATTGCTATCTGTCTCTTCTGAAATCGTTCCGTTCATCTCCATTCCACCATACTTCCAAAATGTAGAAGAAAAAACGGAACACGAAAAAGACAATAATAGTATCAAAAAGTTCATTCATACTCGTTCCATTTAAAATCAATACACATTAATAATCGGGATGCCCCTCGCTCGTGCCTTTTTAACGGTGTAGTATGTTCCCCCTTTCTCACGGCCATCATAATAGGCAATGAGATATGAAGCATTCTCAACCATAAACTTGTCCCGGTCAAGGAAGCACCTCGGATAATAGTAGTCACTGAGCACAATTACCTTATCAGCCAGTTCAAGCAACCGTCTATAAACTCTTTTATCATAGATATTATATCTCTCTGCCTGGCCTTCAAACGGTATGGCTGCAGTCAGAGATATTCCGGGCAAATCACACTTCAGCGATTGTACCAACTGTGCTGCCATCAGATCTATTCCCAAAGCAAATCCGGAAATGAAATTCCTGATGCCATGGTCATAGGCTTCGGATATTGCTGAGGTAAGGCGTTCCTGAATAAATTCCCTTTGGGAAAAGTCATAGAACCGATGTCCTGTAAAAGCAGCTGAGACTGTCCTGTCAAATTTCAAATCATTCATAATTGTCATTTTAGTACGTATTTATAGCTTGTTTTGGCAAGGAAGATGCCGTTGGTCACATGAGCTCCGGCCTGTTCTAATTGGGAGACATAGGCATTAAAGGATGCACCCGTTGTGACTACATCATCCCAAATGCAGACCTCCTTGTTCTTGAAGAAATCAGCATCAATCTCAATGTTGTTCTGCTCATTTATCCGTTTGGCACGCTCTTCCTTTTTTATCTTTGTTCCATGGACTGCAGTACGTTCACCGATGACACTCACATGAGAGAACCCGTCAATGGCTCCGGAAAACTTGCATACAAGCTCGGAAAAATGTCTGTTTCTCATTTCGTTACGTTCCGGACTACTTGCAGGGATGCACGAGAATACCACATTGCATATCTTACGGCCAAACTTCTTTACAAGGAACTTTGCCACGCATTTGGCCACCTCCAGGTGGTTGCGGCCATCCTTGTAGTCATAGACAATCTGACGGTCAAAAACTGCGTCCATTCCTATGTTCTTGATGCGTGAAGGAAAATATCGCAAGAAACTAATCAGTTCCTTGTCTTCCTGACCTTTGATGTAAACATTCACTGTGTTCATACTGCACTCTGATTTTGTTTCCCTTTTGTTAAGTCCTTTCGGACTGTGATCGGGAAGTTTTTTCTGTTTTACAAAGTGCAGACAAACCAATACAGCAAGTCTTCAGTGGACAATACTCTTTTCAAGGAAAAGGAAGATTGTTTACTAAGAACGACTTGCCAATTTGGTGATGGATGCAACAACTTTGCAGAAAAAAGTTCGCTGAATCACAAGTAGGAATGAAGACACAATGGTTAAAATACTAGTATATAGGAACTTTATAACTGAATACAATCCTTATAACTGTCGGGTGGGAAATGTCTCGCATCGCCAACAGCAAGTACGGCATCAAGGAGCTCTCCACTATCTTTGATAGCGGAATGCTCTTACCGTACCTTTGACAGAGGGGTGTTCTGGATATAGTCGATTCACTCGACCATGGACAGAATACCTCTATGGCAAACTGTTAGCGAATGCGGACATTGGTGTGGGCGAAGATTACAAGAAAAAGAAAACTCTAAGATTATAAAAGGGAAGCGTCAGCTTATAAAGAAGTAAGAGCATAGCATTACAACTGTCGGGTGGGAAATGTCCTGCAACGCCAACAGCAAGTACGGCATGAGAGAGCTCTCCACTATCTTTGATAGCGGAATGCTCCTGCTGTACCTTTGACAGAGGGATGTTCTGGATATAGTCGATCCACTCGACCATGGACAGAATATCTCTATGGCAAACTGTTTGCGAATGCGGACATTGGCGTGGGCGAAGAGTAAAAAAAGTTCTACAAATAACGTTACAGATTCAAACATATATCAGAACTGACTACGTCTTATAAACAGGAATTTTGGCTATGGAATAACAACCAACGACTTTTCAAGGAATATATTCACTACTTTCCAACCTGGAATGTAAGTATTAAAAGAGGTAATCAACCGTCAGCATACTCGATCTTCAAACAGTCCACATCGGGGCTTCCCGATATGGTCTGTTTGAATTATAACTATATCAGTCTATGTCATAACCTATCACACAATCATCATTGATAAGCAGATAATAATAACCGTTACCACAATTTCGGTATTCCTTGCTGAATCCGGCTATCATATCACCATTCTCTTTCGGTTCACACCAAAGTGTCCCGTCATAACCGCAAAAGTCAAACCTATAGCTTGAATACTTCTCTTTCTTTTTGAAGGCTTCCCTGAAGCATGCCATCACCATGTAGCCGCAATACTTCTCGATGGTGCTCAATCTGATACATTTTCCGTCAATACCTGTTCCTGTGGTTATATGGTTCTCGTAAAGGGATTTTGTCAAATCCGCACCTGCAATCCTGCGCAACCAATCATTTGTATGTGTGGCAAGTCTGGCAAGTTTCTGGTATTTGAGAATCATCTTCTTTTCTGCCTCTTCTTCATTTTCAGTGGTCGGATAATAGACTTTCTCAATGCTTGACCAGGCATTGAAAACATAACCTCGTTTGCGTTTACCTTTTGCAATAATGCCAATCACTCCCTCTCCGTCACTGCGGTTAATGAACAACTTTCTACGTTCTCCACTAATTCTGACATACAATGATGTGGGGTTCTTTTCGTTGCGAAGATACTCTTCTGCCGGATGAATCTTTTGTACTTCCATATCTATAAGTATTAAAATTAATCATTTCCCTTTTGTGAAATCATGACAATTTCAAAGGGCTTCAAATTTTCACGCTCCCGATACTGTGAGACATGGAAGATAAGACAAGTAAATGGCTGTAGATTTGTATGGAATACCCAAATCTCTGATTTGCGGAAGGTTGCCATACCAATCTGAGACACATTAGAGAATCGGTACTTGGCGTTCGGACATTCACAGTAATTTTGCGGTGAAAATCTGACAAGCCGTGAATTGTCAGCATACAAAAAGCTTATGAAATATGCTTTAATCAATTACAAGAAGGCGAATTTAGATTCAACTATAAAGGGTTTATTTCATTTGTCTATCAATGATTTAGAGAATTATCTTTCATTCATCCAATGTCCACATGTATTCATGTCCACACGTTTACATATATACACCTATACAAGTGGACTTATATACATGTTTACATATAACCATGTATTCACGTCCATATGAATACATGTATACAAAAAGCCACCACCAAATCATAAGACTTGATGATGGCTCAAAGCTATATAAGACAATATCAATTGACGTAGGCGTAATTTACGTTGAAATAGGTGTCAGAAACCTTTGCAGTCGTAATGACCATTGACCTGTCTGAGTTCGTGAAACAGTATTCAAGTGTTGCCTCGTTCGCCGGAACAATCAGAGAATAATGTTCCTTCAAATAGTCGATAACCAGACGGCTATTAGCTATCAGCTCTGTATCTATTACCGAATACAATTCCCCATTTGAAGCATAAAAGCTATATAGGATACCCTCATTACCGTTGCCGGTTTTGTAAGTGAGTTGAATAGAACCAGCTATTGTTGCCTCCGATACAAGACCATATCGCTTCATTGAAAACTCCATATAGTTCTTGACCTCGTCTATGGTTGAACTTTCAACATGATAAGGCTCCGTCCATACTTTCAACTCCGGCTGAAGCTCTTCAACATCATCCAAAATGTTGTCTTTGCCACAAGAAGTTAATACCAATGGTACTGCCATTAGGAATACTACAATGGCAAATGAGAAGTATTTATTCATATTCATAATATTTTGATTGTTATTGACTTGAATATATCTGTGTATTCACGTGTACGTGTAAACATGTATATATTGCTACACGTACACATACCTATACGTACACATGGCTACGTGTATACACGTTTACATTACATCATTGATGCTTTTGGACTTGACTTTCCGAGCCTTGCCATGCTTCGCCTCGTATGCCTCGATGCCCTGTTTCATCACATACTCCATAAAGGCACGTATAGTGAAACCCTCCTTGTAAGCTATTGCCTGTACCTTATCTACAAGTTCCCTGGAGCAGATAAAGGAGAAATGCCGCCAGGAATTGTCCAGTTGCTCTTTACGTTCTGCCTTGACTGACCGTTTTTCCTGTTTCGGAATTGGCTTGGTCTCGGGTGTTTGTTCTACTGTTTTATTGTCAGGGCTGATAGCAGCACTGCCCAAAATATTGCCAAGCAGAATGTCCATATTGTTTTTTGCCATAGTTGTTATTGGTTACGTGAAAGAATTTCCTCCGTAAGTGCAAGATAATCCTTTGCACCGTTGGAATTTAAATCATACTCGAATATACTTTTGCCACTACCGGCTGATTCAGCCAAGGCGATATTCTCACGGATGCGGGTATTCATGGTGATACTTTCGTAACGCTCCTTTACAGCCTGTTCCACTACCTTGTTCAGTTTACGATGATTGAATCTGGCGATGAACACACCTCCCAGGCGAAGCGACGGTTTGACACGTTGCAAGGTGGTGACAAATGCGTCAAGCATCCTCATGCCTTTCAAAGGAAGCAGCTCCGGTGTCATCGGTACGATGATCTCATCAGCCGCGATAAAGGCATTGGTAGTGACAATACCAAGAGAAGGCGGACAGTCAATCAGGATATAGTCATAGTCTTTCCTGAGCGGTTCAAGCAGACGGCTGAGCAGTTGCTCTCTTGCCAACAGATTGGTCAGAGCTATTTCCGCACTTGCCATTTCAAGGGAAGAAGGGACAAGGTCAAGATTCTCCCGGATATGTTTTACAGGCAAAGGAACACCGTTTACCAATGAATCAAAAATGCTCGTCTCAATTTCATCCTCATTAGGTATGAAATACAGTGTCAGGTTTGCCTGTCCGTCAAGGTCTATAAGCAGGACTTTCTTGCCTTTCATTGCCATACAAGCCCCGATAGAGGCGGTTGAAGTTGTCTTTGATACGCCACCTTTATGGTTGGCGAAAGTGATGATTTTCTGTGCCATACTATTTGTTTTTATGTTTATATGTTTCAATGTGTTCTTGTATTCCTGTTTACACGTGTACTTGTCCACATGTATCAATGTATACAAAGGTAAATGTATGATATACAAACACCTACCAATGTCTCCTAACAGTTGAAAACAGTCAGGGAAAGTATCAGGGTCATAATAATATGACTTCATCTTTGCTCACTAATCGTTGTGCTCCGCTGATTAACCGTACAAGAAGTTGTTCGTTATACACTGCCACAATTATTCCATGGCTACAGCCCCTGCATGGGGTTATAAGTTCGCAAGATGCTCCAATCAGTTCTGCGCTGTACCTGTCCATATTATCTTGTTTTTATGCAAGGACACGAGACTTGCCTCATGTCCTTGCGGGTATGTTATTCGAATGTAAAAGGGTGGATGTAGAAATAGGTCTCTTCGCTTTCGTATTCATAGCTATTGATAAAATCCACCATTTCTTTTTCACTGCGGTCTCCCTGTCCAATACCGGTCTTTGATGTCCATTCAGCTATGGCATCCTCAATGGTGTCAAAAACATCCTCACATGCATCCTCGAAAGGTTCGCCGTATGAACTCACACAACATTCTTCGGGAAAGAAATCCCCCTCGTCATGGGTATAGAACAAATCACATCCACTTTCGCAACATCTGTATGAAATACTCAGTTCATCATTCAATATCCGGTTTATTTCAAAGAAGAGTTCGTTACAGGCATCCCATGCGGTTTCTGTCTCAAATGAAAGAAGGAAATAATCATTCTCTTCGTCTTCTTCATATTCAGCCCAATAGATATGTCCTCTAACACTGATTTGCTTTTTCTCATAGTCAATGCCGTAATGCTCGGCAAGCTTGAACAGCCTTATATCCTTACTATCCACTTCCATGTCCTGAAAGGTAGTCCACAGGTTATTTACTGCTTCACGTGTCCCAGTGACCTTATAGGTCGTTGTTGCTAAATTTGCCATATCATTGAATTTTAAAAGATTACCACTCCGTATAATAACTCTGGTCGTTGTTCTCGCATTCCTCAGCCCATTCTTCATCGGTGAAGTCACTGTGCAGACATTCATCACTGCAATAGTAGGCTACTCCCATGTCAGCACAATACCCGGCACGCATCAGTCTGCCACACTCTGAACATCTTCTGCAAGCCCTGTCTGTGTCCCACCAGAAGTCAGTGAAAGACTCGGCTATGACATCCTCACTGGTGTTCTCGTCCCACTTGTCAAGGTAGAACTCTGCAAACTTGTTCAACTCCGGCTCTATGTAGAGCATCTTTTCAGTACCGCCAACAGCCTTGGTCAGTCGGCTCAGGATTGATTGGATTGTCGTCATAATATCATCTGTTTTTTTTCTTCCCTCTCGTAGATCAACTACTTCGGGAACACATATAAATTTTGTTGCACCAAGAAGGTGTCGGGGCTGTCTCTGCAAGGTTTTGCTCCAAAATACTACCCGCAGGTGTGGAGATTTTGCGGCAAAGCGAAGCCCTGACCTTGCTGATGACAAGACCGGACAATTACCTTCGCAACGGAATTTATGCCAGTTCCCCGAAGTCGGTGTATGAGGAACGAATCTCGGCAAAGAGAAGTATAAGCATAAAAAAAGCGACCCGAAGGCCGCTCTATTGGAGAGAAGAAAGGATTTACTTGCCCTTCTTGGAGTTCTTCTCCTGAGCTGCTGGAGTTTCCTCCTTTTCAACAGCTTCATAGAACCTGGTGGCTACAAATGCCACTCTGTTGCGCTTGACACCGTCGGCATCCTGCCACTCCTCCGGCTTGAAATAGCCTTCAACCGTGAGGAGTGCTCCTTTGACAAGGCGGTCAAAGGATGTAGTATTCTCATTCTTGCGCCATGTCTCGACGTTTATGAAAGCGGAAGTGCGGGTTGTTTCCTCGCCTGATTTCTCAGTGCGGCTGATTGCCAAAGGGAAACGTGCAACGCTTGCGGTTGAGAACTGATGGATGCTTGCATCCTTACCTACAAAACCAGAAACTACGAAAGAATTTTCCATTTTCTTCATAACATTGAAATTTTAGAAGTGAAACATTTATTTTTTACGTTGCCATCAAAGTTGGCAAGGATAGCAATCAGGCAAGTAATTACCGAATTATTTCACCGTCAGGCAGGAAAAGTTTTCCGAAAAGCTGCAGCTGGAAAAGTTTTTGAAAAAATTCAGGGAATAAGGTTCTGGTACTTGCAGTATGCGGCTTGCACTAACTTCGCAACAGGAAAAAGTAAGTGTCACGGCTTCGTCCAAAATGAGATGTGAAGGGAATGGCCTGATATTCTTGTGTCTGGTCATGGTAAAGAATGCTGTTCTCATAGTCAGACTCGACAGGTTTCACAGATCCATGGCAAGCAATCCGGACATAGTGAAAGCGATAACTCCCAAACTTCACCATGAACCCGGCATAGCATAGCAAGAGAAATACGAAACTCCGCACTCTGCATAAAAAGGTCTGAACACGGAAGCTATTCAAGAGGATGGAAGCCAGAGGTGAAGCACAACAAGGCTGATGCCACTCATGTGAGTGATGAAAAGGTGCAAAATCAGCAAGGAGAAAAAGAAAGGCAATGCCTATCAGTCAAAGAGCGGACTTCTGTCCTACTCTGGCTTACTGCAAGTTTAAAGTTTAGATTTACCCATGTATATATACATGTATTTTAAACTTTGGTTACAAACCTGAACAGGTTTATAAAAAGACTGACGAACAATTCATTGCGAATAGAAATATCATATGAGAAAGAAAATGGGAACTACATTTTCTCCTTACTGAAGCACCGACAGACAATGCACAACCATGTAAATATTCTCATAAAGTAGTTAACAGCCCGGATAAAAGAATTTGATAATATAAAGTCGGCAATAAATCGGTTTTATTGCCGACTTTATATTATCCTAGCAGAACAATGGAATCATTTTACAAAGAGTAAACGTAAATGGTAAGACAATGTTTTATGGTGTGATTTCAGATTGTTGATCGAGAAATATTTACCTCTTCATATTAGGAAACAGTCAAGCAGATAGGTGTAGTTTCGTTAATAAGAGATTCTACTTAATTTCTTAGTCATTTGCGGGATACTTTTAATACTATGCTTTTACAACACAAGAAAAATACCTCATATATTACATAATATGATGAATTCATAATGGTGTTACTTAATATAGAAAAACACACTAAAGAATGATTAATTGCTCAGAACTTATATATAAAGTCGGCAATAAAGTTGGTTTGTTGCCGACTTTATATTATATTTGCACTGCAATGAGTATTGACGAGAAATATAGTATTAAACAGAGCATATTGAATTATGCTCGTACTTACGGACGGATTGAAGTGCCTCAATTAGTATCAGTATTGGGGATAAAGACCAATACCGCCCGCCAGTATCTCTGTACCTTAACCAAAGAGAACAAGATAGCCCGTACAGGAAATGGTGAATACATGCTTACAGATAAACAGGTGTTCTCATTTGCTCCAACAGAAACACTGAGAAAACTATATGTCGGATTGAAAGAGAAATTGCCATTCACCGATTTCTGCATCTACGATGGCAGCATCTTCACCACACTACAACATCACGTCTCTGTGAACCATGCTATTTATGTCGAGACCAACCGGGATGCTGTAGATTCTGTTTTTTCTCTGTTGAAGGATTCAGACATGCCCGTTTATAAGCAACCGACAGCAAAGTTCATGTACGACTACGTAAACATGCATGAACCATGCATCATTGTAAAGATATTTGTCACTGAATCTCCAGTAAATAAGGTTGATGGGATGGTTACTCCTACCATCGAAAAGCTACTCGTAGATATACAGAAAGACGAAGACTTTGATTATATGCAGGGCACGGAAATCACTTATATGTATCAGACCGCCTTTGATTTGTACACAGTCAATACTCCCAAAATGCTCCGATATGCAAAACGTAGAGGAGCATACGATAGTACTTATTCATTAATAGAACAATCACAAAAATATGATAAATAAAGAATGCTTTACAGCAAGATGGATTGAAGAAAAATCCAAGGAGCTAAACTATCCGGACAAAAATATCATTGAAAAGGTCATCCATGCCTTTTCATTGCTGGACATGTTGGCGGCTTCAGGTTGCCCATTTCATTTCAAAGGTGGAAGCAGTCTGATGCTTCTTTTAAAAGAACAAAGACACAGGCTGTCTATAGATATTGATATAATATGTCCTCCAGGTACTGAAATAGAAGAGTATCTGCAATCATACAAAGACTATGGCTTTATTGACTATAAGCCGATAGAAAGAATTCAGCGTGGAACAGACATACCAAAATCGCATTCCAAATTCTTTTATCAAGTGGCTTTCCTTGATGGCATAGACCGAAAAGAAACCATCCTGCTGGACGTTCTAAATGAAGACTGTCACTACAACGAAGTCGTGACTTTACCTGTAGAAAGCCGTTTTATAAAGACAGAAGGTGAACTGAATTATGTAAAAGTACCATCCATTGGAGATATTCTCGGAGACAAGCTTACGGCGTATGCACCCAATACAACAGGTATTCCATATATCAAAAATGGTAAGGATGCCAGCATGGAGATCATCAAACAGCTATATGATATAGCCAGACTGTTCGAGAAGACAGAGGTCCTTGAAACAACGACAAAATCGTTTGTACAAATTGCAGAAGTTGAACTCTCATACAGGCATTTGCCAAACAATCCAAAACTCATTTTCGATGATATCAGACAGACTTCGCTGTGTCTGGCAACAAGGGGAAGTGAAGGAAACGGACAATTTGATGCACTACAACGTGGTATACAAAGGATCAAATCCTTCATGTTCAATGGCGGTTATTTCATTGACGATGCGATTAGAGACGCAGCACGCGCAGCCTATATCGCCACAATGATAGAGACGGGCAACACAATAATAGAAAAATACGACGGTAATCCTGCCACCATAGGCTCCCTGGATATAGCACCCACACTTCCTTCGCGACTGAATAAGCTGAAAAGGACTTCTCCTGAAGCCTATTACTATTGGGCAAAGACCAGCCATCTATTACAACAGTTGTAACTATAAACAGAAATACAATTTCAGCAAGGAGAAAAAGACCAATATAGCCCTCCATCAACCAGAACAGCATTCTGACTGATGGAGGGCTTTCTACAAGTTTAAAGTTTAGATTTACCCATGTATATATACATGTATCTTAAACTAAACTTACTTGACTGATTCAGCCATACAACAGGATAAGCCATTGAGTTTACAAGTTTAATAGAACTCATATATGTATATATGAATTGATAAACTTATTTATAAACTTCATCCCTAAGCAGAAAGTAAGTTCTTTATTCCTTTGCTGAAAAATCATGTAGCATAAATTTCTACCATATGCAGGATCAACATAACGTACATCTTTCTGAGAATCTGAAAACCTGTATATATGTGAATACCTTTTTCTCCTTGCTGAAATAATTGGCGACTAAATAAACACAGATGAGATATTGAGAAATATTTTCGATACATAATTATGCGAAATAATTGATAATTACCTAATTTTGCAAAATATAGATGCATATTAGAGATAAATTCATTCGCATCTGTGTTATTAAATATTAAACTCTAATAAAATCACATCTAAATCAGGAAAGTGATGAAAAAATTGAAACTTATAAGAAAATCAGAACCGTTCATATTTCCAAATGGATAGAAACGTAAAATTTAATGGCTCAAATATGATTCAATTAGCTGTATCAAATTGAGCATCAGACTGTTTATATAACTGTGTGGGTAAGTAGCTGAATAAAGAAGATTCAACCAGCGATTACGCACTCAGATTGCAGGTCTACAATATAAAATACTGATAATCAATTATATAAGTTATTTTAGCTAGTAAGTGGAAGTAATGGCTCAAATACGAGCCAAATAGCCATTAATTATCTGACAATCAACTATATAACAAATGTGTATTGGTAAGTAACTTGTGAAAACAAAAGAAAGCAACATTTATATAATACATAATAAGCTGATTTACAACTACTTAAATTCTTATTTCCAACAATAAAATCATGGCTCAAATACCATTCCAATACGACCCAACTAACTGACATACAGATTACTAACATCTTTGCATCGGCAAATGACGGCTTGTAAACAGCCATAACCAACCATAACCATTTAGAACAAAGTCGCTGTATATCAGCGACTTTTGTTTTTATATACTTTCCAGACCATATTTGGAAGTAACGGTTTTTATCCATATTTTTCATACATATTTCTACCGTGACAGAAATTCACGGTTTACCCAAATGTCACAGTGACGCATTAGTTGACGTGTGTTGACAATGGTTTACATGTGTTGACAAAATTCGGGAGAAATAAGGAGAAATTATCCCCAATGTAAAGGAGGAAAATATGGAAATAAGAAAGATTTGTCAATGGTGCGGAAAGCCATTTATAGCTCAAAAGACAACAACCTGTTATTGTAGCCATCAGTGTTCCAATCTTGGCTACAAGGAGCGCATCAGGGAACGTAAGCGACAGTTGAAGCGATCACAGGAATTATTGCAACCTCGACAAGCAGCCGAGGGGCAGGATTTCTTCTCTTTTGCCCAAGCCGCAAAGCTGATGGGTGTTACCCGGCAATACATCTATAAACTAGTCAAGGAATCCAAACTGCGGGCATCCCGGCTGAGCGGGAAGAAGTCGCTCATCCGCCGTGCGGACATCGAGCTGATGATGAAGACCAAGCCTTACGAACGTATTATGCCCAAAGAGGACTTTGACATCACCGAGTATTACACCGCTGAGGAGATTGCACAGAAATATAAGGTCAATGCCAAATGGGTATGGACTTATACACGACAGCACAAGGTCCCGAAAGTGAGAATCCGCCAGTTCAACTATTACAGCAAGAAACATATTGATGCTGCCTTTGCAAAATATGAGGTGGACTCCGACCTGACTGAATGGTACACTCCCGAAGATATTCAGGAGAAATACGGCATGACACGTGTCGCCATCCGTTCGCACGTCTACCGTAACAACATTCCCTCAAAGAAAGAACACGGGCAGATATTCTACTCCAAACTCCACTTCGATCTTTCCAAGACTGCTGAACAGGAGAGCAAGGCGGAATATTACACGGTCAAGGAGGCAATGGAAAAATTCAAACTCTCTCGTGACTCGGTGTACGGTATTTTACAGTTCCATCAGATTCCCCGAGAGAAGAACGGGCGCTTCGTCCGCTTCCTGAAAGTGGACTTTGACCGGGTTATGGGTGTCCGTAAGTGACCTGATTATAGGCTACCGTAAATTATTCCAAAATTAATCGTCACTGAAGGTGGTCTGCATGGTTACATTACAGTGATTTGCCAGCGAATTAATAACAACCATAAAAAATATAACATTATGAACGATTGTAAAACCGTAACATTAAGAACACGTCCTTTGAAAAACAGGATGCTGTCGTTTTATCTGGATTATTATCCTGGGTATAGAGACAAGGAAACAATGAAAGTTATCCGTCATGAATCGCTTGGCATCTATATATATGCCAATCCGAAGAACAAGCGGGAACAGGACTTCAACGAGGTAATGGCTGAGAAGGCTGAAGCCATCCGTTGCCGCAGGTTCGAATCGGTAGTGAATGAACGGTATGATTTCTTCGACAAGTACAAACTCAAGGCTGATTTCCTGGAGTATTTCCGTAATCAGCTCCGTAAACATGATCCAAAGTGGGAATTTGTCTATCTCCATTTCAGCAACTTCGTGCATGGGAAATGTACTTTTGAGGAGCTCGACATTGATCTCTGCAACAAGTTCCGTGAATACCTGTTGACGGCAAAGAAACTCAAGCGTAACGGACACATCACACGAAACTCCGCATCGGGATATTGGTCTACATTCAGGGGACTTCTGAAAATCCTCTACCGTAACGGACTGATCCGCAACAACGTCAACGACTTCCTCGAAAAGATTGAGACCGAGGACGTAGTAAAGGATTATCTTTCAGTGGAAGAACTCTACAAGCTGGCCGAGACACCCTGCAAGAAGCCCGTGTTGAAGACGGCCTCGCTCTTCTCGTGCATGACCAGTCTACGCATCAGCGACATCCTCGCCCTCTGCTGGGAGGACATCGTGGACTATTCGGCCGGTGGCAAGTGCGTACACATCATTACCAAGAAGAACCGCTCCGAGGACATCATCCCCATCAGCGAGGAAGCACTGGACCTGATCGGCTACAGCCCTGACAAGCGGGGAATGGTATTCAAGGGATTACAGCGCTGCTGGACCCAGACCTACATGAAAGGGTGGATCCGTTCGGCTGGAATCACCAAGAAGATTACATTCCACTCCTATCGTAGAACATTCGCTACGCTGCAAGCGGCTGCCGGAACGGACATCCGTACCATACAAAGCATGATGGCTCACAAAAGTATAACCACAACCCAAAGGTATATGAAAGTAGTGGACAGCAACAAGCGTGAAGCCAGCAAGAAAATCACACTGATGCGGAAAGACTGACAGGCATTTTGACCACCTGTTTTAGCGGATATAGTTTGATTTTGAGCGAAAAATCGGACTATATCCGTAATTTTTGTGTAAAATCGTATGATTATAACTCATTATTTATCAGTATCTGGAATAACGCACATAACTTTGGCGTACAGTAATTCCAAATAGTGATAGAAGATGACAAATACAGAACAAATCCGAACTAAGAAAATAAGTTTTATCCTTGCGCTATCCGTTATCATTTTTGCGGCCATAGCCACTTATTTTACCCTTTGCCATGACATCAACATCATGCGCATAACAACTCCTGTAATTCTCGGACTGGCGATGTCCATCATATTGTGTGGAGTCCTGCAGAAATTTTTCTACAATTGGTTGACGAAAAATCCCATCCACTTCTCTTTTGGTGAACAATCTACCCCTGTTATAGAATCAGAGAGCACCACAGAACCTGTTTGTATTGCCGAAACACCGCCTACCGAACAACCGGCGGATTCTTCTGAACAGGGGTATTCTCCATCCCCACAGTCAAATCAAGAGCCTGTCGTCCCCGATTGTTCCAATGAATCTCATTTGGAAAAGTATGATTCCATTCTGGAAGAACTCAAAGAGAAAGAACTGAAAAGGCAAGTAAAGGTTATGGATGCGATTCGGGAATATGTAACCATCAAGACTGCCCCCTATCTCTCCAAAGAGGCTATAGCGACTCTCATTTCCAACATTGAGTACATGGCTTGTGATCAGCCGAAGCTCTATAAACCGATTCGTTCCAATATTGATAATCCGCTACGTTCACCGGGACTTCGTCATCTGGCGTGGAATGTAGGTGAACGATTGAGAGTACCATTGGCGAAAAGAGCCGTCTTTATCAAAGAATCATTTCCATACGAACTTGAAAACGCGAGTATTGAATATCTCAGGCTTAATTTGCGGGATCAGGTAGCAAGTCAGATTCCAATTGATGTACCTGAAAAGGGAGACTATCGCTTCCATTTGGAAACAGATAACGATGAGTCGTAACAAAAAACGTATGCAGATGAAATAATTAATCCGGTCTGTATTGTTCTGCAAAGCTTCATTGGGTTGGTTCGCAGCATGTTAAACGATTAAAAAGTTATAATATGAAAACAGACCAACTTACATTCAATGACTTGCCGGCAGTAGTCGGCGAACTTTGCGACCGGATTGCAAGCATGGAAAATCTGCTGACGGAAAAACTGTCCAAGCAGCATGAAGTCAAAGAAAACACGCACGTCCCCATGACTGTGCAGGAAGCTTGCGCCTATCTCAAAATGCCGTTATCGACATTTTATTACAAGGTCAAAAAAGATGATATTCCAGTCATCAAGCAAGGGAAACATCTATACATTTACCGGGATGAACTGGACAAATGGCTGGAATCCTCCCGAAAGAATCCGGCTCCGCAAACTTTCGAGGAAGAGAACGAAGCCATGCTCGCTTCCCATCGCCGTAAACCTAACCTTAAAAACTGGTAATGATGGAGAAGACGGACGAAACGATACCTTCACGTGAGGAACTGGCTGTTTATATAGAGGAAGCAGCCGTGAGCGTCACGAATAACTATGAAGAAGCGCCGGTGGTGTTGATGGTGGATGATGCTGTTATAGGCACCTTGGGGAATTTCAGCGCTTCCATCGGGAAAGCCAAAAGCAAAAAGACTTTCAACGTTTCGGCCATTGCCGCATCAGCATTGAGTGGCCGCACTGTTCTTCGTTACCGTTCCATGTTCCCCGAGAACAAGAGGAAGATTCTGTATATCGACACGGAGCAGGGACGCCATCATTGTCAACAGGTACTGAAACGCATCCTGCGTTTGGCGGAAATGCCGGATGACAAGGTGCCGGAAAATCTGATTATGCTGTCTCTGCGCAAGTTTGCACCAAAAGTGCGTCTGTTGATAGTCGAAGAAGCTATCGGCACCACACCTGATTTGGGTCTGGTCATTATAGATGGCATCCGTGATTTCCTTTACGACATCAATTCATCCAGTGAATCTACCGAAGTTATCTCGAAATTCATGCAGTGGACGGACGACAAACAAATCCATATCCATACTGTCCTGCATCAGAACAAGAATGATGAACATGCACGTGGTCACATCGGCACGGAACTCAACAACAAGGCGGAAACCATCCTGCAGGTAGAAGTGGACAAAGAGGACAAAGCCATAAGCGTGGTCGAAGCCGTGCACATCCGGGACCGGGACTTTGAACCATTCGCTTTCCGCATAAACGAAGACGTCCTGCCCGAACTGGTAGAACCATATCTGTCCAAAGAGAAGAAGAGCGGGCGACCAACCAAAGAACCGTTCGATCCGGAGAGGGAGATTCCGGAGACTGTACATCGTGCTGCAGTGGATGCCGCTTTTGCCAATGGCAATATCGGTAGTTACGATGACTACCTGGAACGTCTGAAGGAAGCTTACGGATTGCACAATGTAAAGCTCGGCTACAACAAGGCAGTCAAGGTAGCCACCTTTCTTGGCAACAAGCAGATGGTCATAAAGGAGGGGAAAAATTATATTCTCAATCCGGAATGCCATTACTGAGTACAACTTTACTTTATTGCTGGGGCGTATATATTAGAATAAAGCAAAGTCGGCAGGAAATCACCATGTGAGATACTCATTTTCTCCCCTCTTTTAGTGGATAATATTATCCTGCATTTCCTTGTCCAAGTGCCAATTCATTATACGCATCCGATATGGCTTGCAGGGAAGCATAAACAGGTAACTGTTTCGAGATATGCCAAGGTATAACCTCACTGCGTTACGGTTGTACATTGGCGCTCTTGACTGCTCAGTTCCTTCGCCAGTACGGTACTCGCAAGCTCGCACCTTTTCAACCATTATAACAACGATTCAAATGAAAGAAGATATTGTCAATACATTAACTTCCCCGAAAGAAACAAGAAGCGTCTTTGTCGGGGCAAAAGTCACTCCCAGCCAGAGAGACCATATAAAATCACTGGCCGAACAATGCGGCATGACCGTAAGCGACTACATATTGTCATGTGCGTATAACTTCAAGCCCAAAGCGAGGCTTACTAAAGAAGAGGCGGCACTGCTGCAGAATCTGGACAATTGCCGGTCTGATCTTGTAAAATATACCTCCGCACTTCACGGAATGTCCACAAAGCAGCGGATGGTAATGTTCAATCAGATTCCGTTCATGGTCGGCTGGCTCGGAGAACTTTCCAATGTTGCCGAAGGTGTCTGCCAATTCCTGGAAGCCGTAAAGGAGAAAAACAGAATTCCGTCCAACCCTCAATCCGAAGAAAAATGATTGCAAAAGCCAAAGCCATATCTTACGGTATCAATGACCTTCGTTATATTACTGGCGAATCAAAGCACAAGAAGCATCCGGAAAAAATATATCGGGTATTGGACAATCTGTTGCCCCCTGATCTGGACGCTATGGGAATATGGAACTCCATGCAGTTGACCCTTTCCCAGCATCGGCCGATAAAGAATTCCATAATCAGGATAGAGTTGAGTCCATCGCCTGAGCATACCAATTTCTATGACATTGAGGACTGGCAAAAGCTATGGCACGAATTTTCCGAAGAGTTCGACAAACAAACGATTACCGGCAAGGACGGGAAAGTCCGTTCCAGCCCGACCAATCTGGCCAACAGCAAATACACGGTTTACCTGCACATGGAATCCAAAGGGAAAGTTCCCCATCTCCATGCCGCAATTTGCCGCTTTGATGAAAACGGGAACATCAACAATGACCATAACATCCATCTTCGGGCACAACGTGCAGCCGAGCGAGTTGCAGTGAAACGTGGCTGGAAGACTGCGGAAGAAATCCGAAGTCGCAACATTCCTGAGGTAAGCAGAGAGTGCATGGAGGTATTGAGAACCATGCCATCGTGGTCATGGGAAGAATACAAGAAGGCACTTGCCCGGAGAGGCTATTCCGTATATGAGCGGAAAGACAAGAAAGATGTTCTCCGTGGATATGCGATCCTCAAAGGAAATACCAAATACAAGGCTTCCGAACTGGGAGTGGCCCGTAACCTGATGATTTCAAAACTTCCCCGTACCTGGCAAAAGCTCCACTACCGCGAGAGACTTGCCGCTCAGGTCAATACCTCTCAAATCCATCGGCCGGAACCTGTTCAAAGACCGGCAGCCGATATGGACTATACTCACTATCGTTCCGGCTCGGTGTCCTACACGCTTTCTTCCCATGGCGGAACGGAACATCGTTTCTATATCCCGGAGCGGGTACTTGACTACTTCAACGATGAGTTCGACTATCGGGAGGTTGCCAACAGCAGCGAGCTGACCGACATAGCCGTAGCTATCTTTGTTGGTATGCTTGATACGCCAGCCGTATCTGCCGTAGGTGGTGGCGGAGGTTCGCAAAGCGATCTCCCCTGGCGGGACAAGGACGATGACAACCTGCAATGGGCCCGCCGCTGTGCCCGTGCTGCAACCCTCCTATTGGGCAAGAAACCGAGAACAGGATTAAGACGATAAGGGTATGCAGAAATAACAAACTTCCAGATAATAAATACAATATCAGCAATAAAATTTATAGCATTCTTGATTTACACAGATTTGATATGAACCCTGTTTTGTCTAACTTTCAGGGTCCATATCAATTTTGGGGCGTCTTTAATTTAACTGATATTTGTCATCATTCTTTAATCGTATGATTTCATAGTTTACTTGTAAAATCAGATCCAGAAGCTGCATTTGAAAAAATGTAGCTTCAATTGAACAATGTTTTTATAAAGTAATTCAAGCTAATTCATCAAAGGCATACGTCCTGGTATTGTAAGTTCTTCTTCGAATTTGCGCGTTTGTTCTCTTGCTTGTTTCAGTTTTTCTACTTGTAAAGTTGCCCATGCACTTACTTCAGGTAATCGATGGTTGATTAATGTCTCCGCAAGTTTGATTCGTGAATCATAGATTGGTAAAGCAGAACCTGTTGAGGCAAATGAGTTGAGTTTATCGCTAAGTGCAGTAAGCACCAAATTTCTGTTACCATAGAGATTAATAATCTGAATTACTATGTCAGAGAAATTATCACCATTTAGCATTGGCGCAATTGACATAAGTCGATATGCATTGACATCTGGATTCTTTGCACACCAATCAAGCAAAGTTCGTTCATGTTCTTTTGTGAAAATTAAGCTTGGAAATTTATTGTATATTGACATACTTCCAAGTATCCAATAAAGATTGTAGAATTTACCTTCTTCATCTTTCTCTAAGGACATAGCTTGTGCTAAAATATCCCATGTTACATCAAAGTATTTCTCAAGCAAGATAGAAAGGATTTCTTCCACATTGTAGGTTATTGAAATATTATGATTTTCAATAATATAATTGATAATTCCTGACATTGCGCTTTTTGCTAGCTGATCTCGCTTGCTATTTGAGAGCAAAGAACAAAGTACCTGAGTATAGTGCGGATTCTGCATCAATTCCTGTATTCTGTCTATAGACTTAAATACTTCCTGTTCAAATATTTTGTCAAACATCTGATTATCTTTGCTTCTTCCATCTATATATAGTATTGATACCATGTGTAGTACAGTTTCATATGAGTTCGGCAAACTCAATATACGTGAAAGGAAAGCAGCGGCTTCATCGGACGTTAGCGTTATTATTGGAGAATAATTCCAGAAGTATATAAAGTTTGAAATATCTGCCTCATGAGTGAGTACTAAGTCATATAGTAGATCAATATATTTGCCTTGGAACTTATAATCTCTGATAGCTACAATAGAAAAAAGAAGATTATAGCGTCCTTGTTGTTTGACTATATCAAATGTTTGTGCAAAGACATCTTCATCTACCATTGCAATAAAGTCAACAATGATACTAGTGCAATTTTCGGGTAGAACTTCTAACGAATTTTCTATAAATTTCATTTGCTCTTCTTTGCTCAGCAGAGTAGCAAGCTTCCTGCCAAATTGCTGAGCTTGATAGGTTTCGCAATTATAGATAACTTGTAGAGTATCCTTGGTGAAGAGTTTCTTTTCTGCCATTTCAACTGCTAATGCTTCATACTTAGCTTTCTTTTTTTTATAGTCAAGTTGATTATTTATATCTTTAAAGTCGACATCCGATGCATAGAATTTCTCAACCATTGAAAACCTTGCTTCGAATGTATCCTTTGTGAAATTATCAATCAAGGCTTTTAGTTCATCTTTTATCCTATTACAGCATGCAATCTTCTCGTCTTTTATTGCTAAGTACAAGTTCATTTTCATATTCTCCCATTCGTAGTCAAGTATTTTAGCTACCTTTTTGACATAAGGTATCACAATATCAAACTCACCAAAAGCGCTTAGCGCTCTGAAGTTTTCGCTAAGAACATTAATGCAGTAGTCTCGATACTCTGTGCCTTGCTCTATTTCTTTATAAATAATATCAAGACAACTGCTAATGTATGCATCCACCTCATCGGAAGATTTTGGCCTATAATTCTCTAGTTTACGTTGACCTTGCACTTCGGCACCGTTAAAGTAAATGAAGTTGCTAGTATTAAGTGCACGATCAACAGCTCGCAAAATAAGCTTTTTCTGTTCTTCATCATTAATTTCTCGCTGCAAGAAAATAATACGTTCTTTTAGTGAAACGGCTGTCGCAGGTAGGTATATTGGAAACAATGCCACAAATTGACCTGTTGCATTGTTTGATATATCCTCAATCTCAGCACAACCGAGACGCAACATAAGTTTTGCTCCTTTTGTGAATGTAATCGGATTGAAACAAAGTTTTTCAATAGTCCAAACAAGATTACGTCTACCTTCAACGATGTTATAAAGATCAATAATTTTTTTATTAGCTAAAGCATTATACAAACACTTAGCTACAGTTTGTGGAGCCACTTCAACAAATGAGCGGAAGAGCCGTGACCCCACTTCTGTATTTATCACTTCCGCATCAGAAAAAGGGCTACCAACATGCAGAATCTCATCTAACATCTCAATAGCCTTGCCACTCATGGACATATCTTTGAACTGGGCTCCAAAAGCAGGAGCCAACGAAGCTGAAACTTCCGAAGTCCTAATATCCTCTAGCACCTTGCGTAACCTATCTTTCGAGCAATCTGTCAGCCACTCACACATCAAGTACCAAGCAATTGGAAGAGGTCGAATAAAAACAAACCTTCCTTTACGATCTAGTAATCTTCTACCAAGATAATCATGTATTAATGTGTCAAATTTGCGCTCTTTTATCTCATTCTCACCTTCTATACTTGTTATATTTTTATTGGTGGCCACAAATATCATTTCTTTACGAACATCATCTTCTATACCAAGGCTATTGAAAAGTGAAAGTGACTGAGCTATAATCCGATTCTCGCTACGTTCATCCGCTCCAAGCAATTTGGTAATGAGTGTCCGATTGGATATATTTCCAATCTCTTTGGTTTTCCTCCATCCTTCAAGCAATAATTCGGCAATAAATGGTATTCCACCAGAAAATTCAATTATTTTCTTTTTATTCTCAGGCGAAAAAAAATCTGCATTCTTAGCAATGATATCCTCTACTATCTCATCAGAAACGGCAAGACGATACTCCTGATAACGCAAATTATCTATTTTTTCGTTTGGGTCATTATCAATGGCAATTATTGGATTGGTGGCATTTTTACCACGTCGCATATCATAAACCTTTTCCAAGAAGTAGTATGGGCAATTATCGAGAATTATCGTGGCCTTACCATAACCATCAAATAATGATTCTATGGTTTTGAATATCTCTCTCTCTTCATTATTTGCTACATCACAATACAACTTGTGCGAAGTATCTTGGCTTTCTAGCAGTGCCTCTAAAACGAGACGCGTCTTTCCAAGTCCTGATAATCCAACAACTCGCATTATATCCCGGTTGCTTTGTATAGCATTTTTTATCTGGATAAGATCAGTTGTCCATTTAAAATCTGTTCTATAGCCTGATTCATTGAATGCTTTTTCGCAACTAATAAATGGTTGAAAATGATTATATATATTCTTGATAGCACTTCTTGCTGCAAGCTTTATTGCACCTACGAGTTCATCAACAAGTTGCTGTCGTTTTTCTTGAAAATCTAAATACTTTTGACTATTCCTCTCTGTTTCTGTAAATTTCGTTTTATTAATTTCAAAGAGAATTGGATTGCGATTTTGACGACAGTCGTAAGGCAATAAGTCTGTAATTCTACTAGGATCTCCGTTAATAGTATTCATCATCAATATTACGCCATCATCACCCAAACATTCTTTTGCATGACCATATTCAATAAGAACACTGCCATTTACATTAGATCTACAATCGAATTTACAGTACTTTCTTAACAAATGACGCAAGTTTGTAAATTTAGTTTCGATAGTAAAATCTGCTACATATATATGACATTCCTTTATTTTCTTTATGCAAGTTTCTGCCACAGGTTTATCTCCAGCCTTTTTACGCAAACCTTCATCGATAATAAACTTCACTCCCTGAAATTCGCCTTTGTTACTTAACTTTTTTGCGGCTTTATCCAAACAATCCAACAAAAAAGTTTTGTTATTTATCTTCTTATTACAAAGAGTTGACATCTGCCAAGAGAAAAATATTTTTAGTTCTAGATTGCTCATCGAAGCTATTATTTAAATCTGATACAAAGATACTTATATTATTTGGAATTGATTAGGAGAAGATGGTATAAATAAATGGCGCAATAAATTTATAAGCATTTAACTAATTAGACATTATACAATTGCCGATACCTTCATTAAATTTGAAACGAGGATTCTTCGAATATAGCAAGTGCAATAATTTGTTTAAGCGCCCATTAATATATCTACTTTTAGATTTAAAAATTATTCAAATTTTAATCTGCTTCTGTTTTTTATCAGGATATTATTAAATCTGTCAAATTTATAAAGATATACTTTACTCTATTGATTGAACTAGCATTATTGAAATGCGATAGTGCCTGATAAATAGCACTACCGCATCTTCATTTCTGATCTCACAACAAGTTTTTGAAGTATACAGAAGTTTTGATAGTCTGTATATTACGTCCTAATCTAATGACTCTGGTTCATCTTCGGCCGACTCTGTTGTACTTGCGTCAAAAGTTAAAAAAACCTCAAGAAAAGCTGTTTCTCTATAAAAGTAATTAGGGTTATCCATCAATTTGTCTTCCATAAAATGGAAGCCCCAATTAGCATACTCTTCCATTGTTTGCATTAAGGCATCAACCGCTTTACGAGGTGTTACTAGACCTTTATCAAGCGCTATAAAATCAAAATCGGTTTTAGCAACTAATGCTGTAAAAATAAACTCCTTCAATTTAGGATAGGCTTTTCTTCCTTTTACCGAATCAATATTACCCCAATATTGAATAGGTTGTCCTAACGATTTAATTTTCGTGCTATCATCTATGAGTTTCCGTCTTTGGTTGTAATACAGACCAATAAAAAATGCTATGATGAAAACTTCGTAACCAGCACCAAACAGTTTTCCCTTAGCCTCTCCTAACGTGGTTACACCCTTACCATAATCACTGAAGTTCTTAATGATAGAGTCTTCAAAACGTTTCTCCCAATTAGGATTACGTTTTGCCCATAAATCATATAGTTTCTCTGCCATGATCTATTTAATTCTTTCGGTTATTGTTCTAATAGTTGACAAATCTTCTTCATCATATCCTGGAGCTTTCTGTATACGATAAACAGAGCAAGAAAGCTGATTTATCTTATCAAAATCAAGTTCTCGCTTTTCCGTGTCCCTATCATATCTCAACAGATCTTTCGTAAAGATAACACATTGCTTATCAATATTATCAATAATATTATAGAATATATCCTCTTTGAATTCTCCAAACGATGAAGTCGGAGCATCAAAAATCAACGGATAATCTTCATCCCTCTTAAGAGTAGTAATCTTTGATATAGCGAAAAGGACAGACATGTACATCGTGGTCTTTTGAGCACCACCTGGATTAGCTATCAAGGTATCATTAGAGCTATATAGGTTTATTCGTGCTGAACCGTCTGCAGTTCTTTTTATCTTAATAACGCCACGAAAATCATCAGCATTGAGCTTCTTGAGATATATGTTAGCCTGCTCTTCAAGGGTTTGAATAAATTCTTCTACATTTCTATTCTTTGCCGCCTCAAACGCTTTCATTCGTTCAAGCGTAATATGAACTTTCTGATAAACTCTTACGATTCCATTTGATGGGACTATCTGATTTTGTCGTTCTTTTAGTTCCTGCTTTTGAGCCTCTAACACTTCAAGTTCATGATTCAATTCTTGGAGATCTAATGATGCTCGCTTGCTGCTATCAGAAAGGCCTTTAAAATCCTTAAAGTTCTTGATAAGCATCTCTTCCGTAAGATCAGGGGTCTGAATAAGAAGCTGCATTTTTGCATCTTCTGCCTCTGTCAGGTCTTTATTTACTCTCTCCAAATCCTGCTTTCTGCTTTGCACAAAAGATAACCTATCGGCAATAGCGGTTGCCAACCCCATCAATTCCTGCTCTGTATCACCACTCAACTGAATGCTACGTGTATGCAGCTCATTTATGTATGTGTTCTCAAAGAGAGGCTTAACTAGAGCCTCTTGCTGTTGAGCAGACTCTGATTCTTTACGAATATGATCAAGATACTCATTAAGTTTATTAACCATAAAGTTATATGCGTCACTTCCCTTTTCTGCAGGCCGCCCGCATACTTTGCAGATCTCATCATCGATCATCTCCTGCATAGTCTCCTTATCAGGAAGATTCCACGGGAGAGGTGTGGCATCATTGGCCAATTTCTGGATTTCCTTTATTGCTTCTTGTTTCCCCTTCTCAATAGCAATTCTTTCGTCCTCTGCCTTTTGTAATTTTCTCTTCTCACGACTAAGAGATGAAACTTTTTTCTGGTACTCGCTTAAAATAGAAGGAAATGCTCTAAGAATCCACATATCATCCAGCAGCATGGCATTATAGTCTAAATTGATATAACCCATCAGTCTACGCTGTTCTATTTTTTTCTGCTCAATTCGAGCATTTATATCCTGTAATTTCTCACAAGCATCCTGGTTCTCCTCCAGAACTCTTAATCTGGTCTCATAGTCTGATACAGCCTTCTCTTTGATACTAATATCATGGCGAACATCAGAAATATCAGATTGCACTTTACTCAATTCATATTCAAGTCGTTTAATAACCTCCTCCTGCTTTTTATCTTTTTTTAACTCTTTGATAACTAAGTTATCAGATTGTTGCTCAAAATACGTAGTCAACTCAACAAGATTATCGAATTGTTTGATTCCAGAAAATGTGTCAACCAATGTCTTGAGAGCAGTATTATTATCAAAAACATTTAACTCTCGCTCCCCTTTGAATAAGCAATATCGGCGTATTACAGTATCAAAACAGGATTCTAATAATATCTTTCCGTCTCGCTTATACCTTTCTGCTCCCACAATCTCATATCCAACAAAAGAAAAATCTCTTGTTCTAACAGATCCATTAGTATCTTTTTCGAAAATGAATTTTTTACAAATTTCCTTTTCTCCACGATGGTCAAAAGTCATAGTTACAGATACCTCATCACTATCGCCAATCCCCATCTCGGCTTTGCGCATCTCGGATATATTACTTTCGCTTTTATTATCCTTACTAGTATCAAATAACCACTCTAGAGCTTCGAAGAAGGTTGTTTTGCCGTCACCATTATCTCCAATAACAAGGGTTAAGCCATCCGACAGTTCAAAACAATTTTCACCGTAATAGCTGCGGAAATTCTTTATAATAATTTTATTTAGTTTCATATGCTAGAGGTAAGATAATTAGACACCTGAGTATATATTTCTTTAGGGGTATATTGATTCTCATTCCCATCAATAATCATGGCAACAGCATGTATTGTGGCATTTTCAGAATCAAGAGCGTCTGCAACTGTTTCATCTCCAGTTGGTGTATACTCGCCCAATTCGGCAAGTTTAGGATCGGCCAATACTGCTTGCAGTATTCTGTCTCCATTTGTGTAATGAGTAGCCATAGTAGTATCAATTAAAAAGTGATATTTGATATCGTTTTAATACATCATCTAAAATATTTAGTGTGTCATTACAATTCTCGGAAAGGAGTGCAAAATCTCGGACTCGTTTTACTTCGGTTGAGACTAAACTCTTTTCCAACTCATAGCATTCCGGATCGAAATTCACACCTGGGATTACTACAAGATCATGAATAACAGCATATCGTTTATCTTTATGTGTTCTCAGCACACGGCCTCGGCGCTGAATAAACTGTCTAGGATTTCCCGTGCTGGCACAAAAGATTGCTAATTCGCTACGTGGTACGTCAACACCTTCGTCCAAACACTTCATTGACGTTAAAACATCAATATTCCCATTCGCAAAATCAAACAACATTGAATCACGGTCAATGGATTCTGATGTAAATTGACGTACAACTATATGCGGGTCAATATCTCTTACGATACGCGTATATTCATCAATAAGATGCAGTGTATCTTCATCATCCTTAATTCCTTCTACCGTATCGAAAATATCTGCGGTTTGATCATCTAATTGGTTCCCCTCAGGAACATATACTAACGTATATTTTAAAGAACCGGTTTTATTTAGATGATCTTTTAATATTGTTTCAAATTCTATTTTCTTATTTTCTGCTTTATGTATAATTTGCTTTCGTTTCAGCAAAAGTCGTTTTAAGATTTCTCGACTATCGTCATCGGTCCTATTAATGATTTTTGCAATTTTCTTCGACAGCTCAATGTACTGGCTCATTTCATCTTGAGTCAATTCCACTAGATGAGGATAATAATAATATTTACACAATGCTTTGTTTCTAATGGCCTCTGCCATTGAGTACTCAAAAGTAAATTCTTTATCGCATCCAAAGAATGACATTAATCGCAAATTTCCTTCTTCATCAAACTGTCGCTCAGGTGTAGCAGACAGTCCTATCCGCCGCAAATATTTAATATCATTCAATCGTTTTGCAACAAGCCCTCCTCCCATGTTATGAGCCTCGTCAGCAATAAGCAACAATTTAGCCTTTGGGAATTGATTTAATTCCAAAAAATTGGCCGGTCGAATAAAAGATGCATATGTAGAAATAATCACATACGATAATTTGTTGTTTGGATCTGACAACTCCAACATGCGTATGTTTGCCAGCGAGGTGTGCCACCCTCCGTATTTGGAGCAGACTTTGATTACATTACCAAAATTAAATTTTTCACATTCTTTTTCCCACTGTTCAACAAGTGTAATAGTTGGAACTAATATAAGTGCTTTATAATAACCTAGTTTCTTATAAATTTCAAGTAGACAGTTTAAGGATGTAATAGTTTTGCCTGTACCTGTTGCCATAGCAAATAATCCTTTCTGTTTGTTATCTTTCCAGTTCACAAAAGCCTGTACTTGATAGTCTCTTGGTCCAGATGGATATGGGAAATGTGGCTCGTGGTTTTTTAAAACATCTACTTTGTATTTT